TCTGTTACATCTATAGGTGTGCCACTCGTGGCAGTACTATGTTTTGAAACGAACCAACCATCTGTATTGTCAAAACTAACACTTGTAAGATTTGTACAATTAGAGAATGTTTCCATGCCAATGTGAACGACACTATCAGGAATGGTAATACTTGTAAGACCTGTATTTTGGAATGCGCTACCAGAAATGTCAGTAACACTATTGGGAATAGTAATATTCATAAGGCTTGTACAGCCATAGAACGCTTCCTGACCAATGTGAACGACACTATCAGGAATAATTACATTTGTAAGACCCGTACATTCATGGAATACATAATGTTTAATACTAGTAACGCTATTGGGAATAGTGATATTCGTAAGGCTTGTGCAGCCCCAGAACGTATTATTACCTAAATCAGTAACACTATTGGGAATAGTAACGCTTGTAAGATTTACACAATCTCTAAACGCATTATCACCAAGACTAATAACGCTATCGGGGATAATAACACTTGTAAGACCTGTATTTTGGAATGCGCTATAACCAATACTGGTAATGCTATTAGGAATAGTTATGCTTGTAAGATTTGTACAGCCCCAGAATGTACGATCAAGACTAGTAACATTTCCAAAATCATGAACAGCAGTTATGCCATTATAAAAATTAAAATTATGCTTAGTATCATATGATCCTACACCAAAATCTCTATAATCGCCCTCAATCGTCAATATGCCACTAGAAGGTGTTGTTACAGAGTCAGATACGCCATTAAAAGTACCAAAGAAAACTTGCTGTTTAGCTGGCTCTGCTGCCCCACTTGTATCTATAATGACTTTGGTCAAATCACCATAGGTGATAAAAATCATACCATTCGTTTTTGGATAGATATTAAGCAAAATAAATTCTTCGTCGTTATAAGCAGTATCATCTACATAGGTAGTATCTGTTATTTTATTAACTTCTAACACAACATTTTTAGCAATCGGAATATCAGGACTGTCAGAATTATGTAAATTGCTTAAAACAGTTTCCAATTCCAAAATCGCCTCATTGACCTTATTATAATCAATGCCATACTCATTTTCACCAACGACAACCTTAGAACTACTACCAGTAATAGTGCCTAAATGTGAAACAAAAGCATTAGTAGCAGCAGATAACTTTTCAGAATCAACACTATAAGAATCTCCACCAAGATTAATCATTGCACCAGAACCACTCATGGTAGTGGATAAGTGAGACTTTAAAGCGTCAGAAACGTCAGAAAGAGAGGATTCGTGAATAGAGTAATTTTTATTATTAAAGGTAATATCAATCTTTGCCATAAAATTTCTCCTTCTAATTTAAAACGAAAGACCCTAATTAAAGGGTCTTTCTACATATTATTAATCAAACGACTTTAAATTAGGCGAACATGCCGTTAATTTCTTCCTCAGAAATTTCAACGAAATTATCACGCCAAGTCTCAATTGCAGTAACTCTGTCGCCAACAGCAGTTAAATCTGCTTGTGCAGCCTTAGAAGTAACAGTGTTCCAAGTGGTAATATTTTCGGCAGTAATACTATCCAGAATAGTCTTATTACTATGGCTATGATCAATAGCTTCCAGAGCATCCAAACGTCCAGATAGAGCATTGTCGGCACTCTCAAGAGCTTCAATATCAGACTCACGCGCAATAGAATCTGGGATAAATTTTTCATCTAATGGATGAGCCACTTCATCTGCAAATCTGAAACTATAACTAGAAATATATTCCATCTTAACTAAATTGGTGCCGCTATTGTCGTACCATACCCAAATGCCAGGGCCTGTTAGCGGGACACGCATCCCTTGTCTACCACCAGCATAAACTGTTACAAGTCCAGCGCTGCCTTCTGTTGCGATAATTATATCTCCATCACTAGAAGCGAAACCATAAACAGTGCCAGCAACGACTCTATCCGTGGCACTTATATCATTATTTATTTTAACAATATCTACACTATAACGATAATCGGTATCATTTTTTTCATCATAAAGAATAATTTCACCATCTATAAAATTATCAAAATTTGTTATAGTATCACTTGTTAATCGAACATAGCCCTTATTTGCACCACCAAGCTCCTTCATGTACGTCTTAGAACTAATATCACCATCAAAAGTTCCACTGACTTCATAAGACCCTTCTTCAACCCAATGGGTTCTGCCTTTAATATAAGCAGAATCACTCTCGTCATTTACAGACCAGTCGCTCTGCACAATTTTTTCATTCAATTCGTTAAATTTAATTTGAGCAGCAACAGCAGCCTTTTGAGTGGCTTTCTGGGCTTCAGCAAGAACAACGGCATCCTTATTGGCAGCATCTGTCTTAGCAGCTTCAATAGCAGCAGCAAGATCGGCAATATCGCCATCAAGCTCATTCTTCATAGCTTCGTCGGCGGCAATATATGCATCATGATTGATAGCTTCCAAGGTGTCTAAACGACCAGACAAAGCAGTCTCAGCTTCGCCAGCTCTCTTCACTTCAGCAGCAATATCATCCTTGTTCTTGTCAATATCAGCGCGGAAACCGTCAGCGATAGTGCCATGATCTTCAACATACTTAGTAAACTCATTAATAGAGTTAATAGCACCCTCAGCATCAGGGTTGTTCATAATAGTATTAATCTGAGTCTGCAAGCTCTCAGTTTTCTCGTCAATTTGACCCATCTTAGTGTCATAATCGGTCTGAGCAACCTTAGCGTCGATAGCATTCTGAAGTTCGGTTTTGTCAGCAGCCTTTAAATAATCGCCTTCAATAGTAGCAACTTTGCCCTCAACAACACCAACACGATTGCCCAACTCAATCATTGCACTTTCAGATGCGATGCCAGCAGTCTTCTCCTGAACATAAGCGACAACGTTTGTTGCAGTTGCATCAGCAGGAATAGTGCCGACGTAGCCCTTCAAAGTGTCAACATCACCCTGAGCCTTAACAGCTTTACCATCGGCAACACCAGCGGCAGCAGCAGCATCATCGCCAGCCTTTTGAGCGGCCTGAATAGCAGCGTCCTTGCCGTCTGCATACGCCTTGGCATTAGCTTCGGCAGTATCAGTATAGCCTTTTGCTTCATCTAATTTTGCTTGAGCATCAGTTTTGGTTTCATATGTATCAGTAATTACATTGCCAGAAGCATCCTGAGTTGCCTTTGTTGCAGAAGTAGCTTCTTCAGCCTTCTTTACTACTGTAGAACCAGATGTAATATCAGAAATAGAAGCATTTACGCCAGAAATATCATTATCAATCTTTGCTTTGATTAGAGCATCGTACTGTGCCAGTCTATCAAGAGATAAATACTTTTTAATTTCAGCCATAATAAATTTCTCCTTTGCTATTTAAATTTTAAATAATATAAAAATAAATATAATATATGTCTATAAAAAATAGGCTAAATTAATGGCCTACATGCATTTGTTGATTATTTAATTAATCGAAAAGCGCTTCAATTTCAGCATAAGTGATAGGAGTGAATGCATTTATCTCAGAAGTGTTCGCTTCAACATCTGATGCGCGAGCAATTGTGTCTGGGATGTAGGTTTCGTCGATGGTCTTGATGGTTGTACTGGAAATAGAACGCGCATGCACAAATTTGTTTGCGAAATATACGCCCTCACGCATTGATATGCCATACTCTCCCAAGTCTTGATTGCAAATTATAACAATCGGAACACCAGTATCAGAGCCTGTGTGTGTAATTGCAAACATCAATCCTTCGCCGTCAGCAACACAATCCTCGGTGACACAGAATGTTCTTGTTTCAACACCATCGTATGAAATCTCATAACTCACCACGCTACCCAGTACATCGGAAAGCGCAATCGTGTTGTCAGAAACGCGCACAAGCTCCAGCCCGTCCAAAGTCACAGTTTCCTTGTCGGTTATATCGCCGTCCCACTCAATAGTCCAACCCTCTTCACCGAACGGCTTATCCTTGAGATCGCCCCAAGAACCAGAAGTAGCAACTGTAGATAATATGGGTTTATTTTTAATATAATCACCCTTGGTGGGGTCAGTTTGTTTAAAATTTGGCTTAGGCAATGGTGTTCCAACAGTCACGCCAATAATCTTGCTCATGAGCTCACCTCCGTAATGGTGACTTGAATAGTGTAATCATTCTCTGGCTTTTGACCAATTGCATATACAGTTACAATACCATCTTCATTTTCGGTTACAAAACTCAAATCTTTTTCGTAGAAAATATTCAACTGCTCAATGCTAGGAGTCAAGTCAACCTGGCTACATGGTGTCGCACCTTCGACATCAACTACCTGATAATATGGGCTTGCATCACCCATCCAGTTTGCCGACAACAGCTCTACATTAGATATTTTTGCACTAGGCTTAAGCAGAGAACCAATAATTTGAACTCGTTTTGTTGCCATTTATATCCCTCCTTTTAAATTAAAAGGAGCCAAGGGATAGTTGACTCCTACGTATTATTAATTTTTAACATACCACACTTGCGCATAGCTAGTCATACTACTTGCGTCATAGTTGGATGTGATATGAATATTTTTATTAGATGCGTAAATCGCTAATTCTTGACTCCCGTTCTTTAATGGAATGGTATCTCCTGCAGAAGTAGTGGCAGAACATCTAATAGCAGAACGAACGCTAACATCTGTATAAGAAACAGACTTTTTGGCGCTCTTTGGCAGCGCCCCAAAGTCAACTAATTTAGTGTATACTGGATAACCGCGCCAATATTCTGTAGTTCTATATTCAACACCTGGCTCCATTTCAGGATTTGTAACACTCCATTCGCTACCAACAGTTCCGCCCCAAATATTTTTATACTTTATGAATGGCGTACCCCAATATCCATACTTATATGCAATTACACAACCATAGTCTTCTGATGTCTTTGCGATGGTCCAAAACCATGGAGAGCCATTATTTACTGCATAAACTACTCTCTGTGTATTGTTGGGTGTTGCCGCAAACAGCTCCATAAGAATAGCATCTTCATCATCGTCTGCGCCATAGCTTACTGTTTGAGAAACCATACCACGTGGAGCATATGTGGCCGCACCAAGTTCTTTTGTTACATAGGTATCATTGCCGTACTCTTTAGTAACAACATCGGGTAGGTTGGCCAGCGCATTATAGTCAATTTGCAAGTCACCTGCATCTGTTTTAATCTTCGTTACATATTGTGCCATTTTCTTTCCCTCCTTTTACGAGGTTTTATCATTAGTTTTATGTTATTAATATTATTAACCTATAACGCAATATCTCAGCACATATTCTTCGTTTACTGTGATGCCCAAGTTAATCTGCCCATTTTCTGTGTCAACAGCAATGTCAGACAACTTTGTGCCACTGATTGCATCATACATTGCGTCACCAACTGATACATACATGGGAACTACACTTTGCTCCTCATTTGTATCATAACGGCATATTGTAACCATTAAATGGCTGTATTCGTACTCTGGAGCCGGAATGGCTGCTTCACTATTAGCAGACAATACTATAGATCCGTAGCTTGATGAAACAACCAGTTCACCAACCTGAATACCTTCGTTACTGGCAAACTTTTTTCCAATTCTAACGTCGGCTGGCGTGGCGTCAAATATTACTTCAGATCCAGTAACTACACCAGTGATTTCATTCCCGTCTTCATCGGTCATGATAAGCGTCTTAATAGGTGCGGTGCCGCCTACTGCATTGCCATAAATGCTCATACATTAACCACCTCCGTGATTAACACATCCATTGTATAATCAGAAGTAGGTTTATTGCCAATAGACCATGCAGTCACAACCCCATTGTTGTTGGTTAACATCAATGAAATTTCCGCATCCTGTAGCGCAACAATCTGCGCAGGTGTGGGCTGCAAGTCAAGCTTACTGTTTGCGTTTACGCCGCTGCATGCAACAACTTGAGAATAAGGCTGGCTCGTTCCAGCCCATGCACTAGCCAACATCTTTACACTAGTGAGCTTTGGTGCGCTGGCCGCAGAAGTGTTAGCAATTGCGCCCCAAACTTCTTGCCAAGTTCCATCAGTTTTTTTAATCTTTAATACTGGCATATCAACCCACCTCCTTACATATACACAACGCCATTAGCGTCGATGGATAGATTGAGATTTACAGCCTGCCATTTTCCATTCACTACCATGAGCACCTTGCCATTATCGGATGCGGTGACTTCTGGTAGATTTGGTTCAATAAAAGCAGGGTCGTTTGCGGTATCAACCCAAATGTCACCTGCAACCGCATCAGTTGGCTCAGTGTCTTGAACGTATACACCAAAGTCATCTGCGGTGGCTTTATCAAGCGCAGAGCTAATTTGGTCGCTAACCGAAGTATCACCAATAAGCGTGTTTACTTCGTCTACTCTGCCATTAACGGCACCGACGATAGTTCCTAGCGAACTAATTGTGTCACCAATAGTTTTGGCATCTGCGGGAGCGCCTGCAACTGATAAGGTTGTGTCGGTGCTTGGTATATCGGTTAAGCGTGCGATTGTTGATGGGATGTATTTTGCGTCGAGCTGATGAACTCCATCTGCATAATCTCCAAACGGTCTATCAGATAGATCATTCCAGCTACCAGCATAAAATGGCAACGCGTTTACATTGGTTTTGCCGTCACCAATTTTTACTCTTTCATAATTATGTGCAGAATCTATATCATAAACAATGATTTCGCCCTGCTTGGGAACGAAATTTACCGCAAGCAGCCAATGCGCCTCAATATCATGTTTATGAATAATTCTCGAATTAAAAATTTTTTCGGACATGTTAAGTCCTCCTTTGAATTATCAATTTTCAAATTCAAAAAAACAAGCCATCAATTTTCAGACTTGTTAATTGCCATATTTATTTGTTCTGACACAGAAATGTCACCAACTAGCTCAGTTAATTTTTCAACTTCTTTACAGAGCGCTTTAAGGTCTGACCTTAAAGCGTCCACATCTTCTTTGCTGGCCATACCGTTGAGCGCAGTTGCTAGTTGAACTGACACTGGCGTGTCTCCTACAATTGGTTCTATAATATCATTTAGAATGTCGTTAACTGTGCGTTCCACAAGAAACACCTCACTTTTAATTTAGCTCATGCGCTTGCCATTTGCGATAGAGCTCTTTGACAAGAGGGGTTTTTTGGAATACGAAGACTAATGTGTCTTTGTGCTTTGTGCCGCTGTATAAAATATCTACAAGATCTGCTGTTGCGCCGTTGTTGAGATATTTCTGGCACTGCAACATGTTTGTTATAAAAACTACGTTTTCTGCGTCATAATAACGGTTAAATAGCTTAGAAAAAGTCATCATGTTTCGTTTCTCCTTTTTTGCATAAAAAATAAGGCACCAAAACCTCGCGTTGAACATGAAGTTATAGTGCCTTATTCATTTTCTTGATCAACTACTTCATGTATTACTTCTGGCTCCTCGCGCTTAAAACGCTTGGCCTTGGGTTCTTCTTTAAAAATATTTTCTAGGTCAGTCTGTACAAAAGACTTGAAATTTGCTTTATTGGAGAGGTCACACTGCTCTAGCGCAGCTTTGGCCTCAGATTTGGACTGAAGATTTAGGTTAAAGTTTGTGCAAATTTGAAAAATGTTTTTGCAGTTTTCGCTGTGGAATTCGGCCATCCAGGAGGGTTTATTTTTATCATCACTGCATGTGGGACAATATTTATATGAAGTGCTACATAGATAGCATTTTCTATCACGCCTTGCCATTTTGGCTCACGCTCCTTTCAGTAAAATAAAAGTGCGCTATGAAGCGCACGTTAATTTTGTGTTGTTGAAATCATATAGTAAATTGGGGTTAGTTTGAAAAATATCTTTTCCAGATTTGTTAATAATATATTCTCTAAGCTGAGAAGAAGTTGTGTTGTGCGTTCCATAAATGTTATGGAACGAACCACTCTCAGAAGAATCGTGGCATTTGACACATAAAGTGATTCCATTATTAGCATTATATCTTAACTCTGGATGGTCAGAAAATTGATTAATATGGTGTGCGTTTAATTTGCCACCACGAATACCGCAACATTGACATGTGTAATCATCACGTTCATAAACAGATGTGCGCCATTCTTTATATTCTCGACGGTGTCTTAGAGTATCATTCTCGCCATTGATGCCGCCTTTCCAAAAATAATTATTTTCACCTTTTTTGTTTTCACTAAGCGCATCTTTGTAACACTCATAACATCCATATTGATATTTATACGCTGCATTGAGTGCTTGCAAGTAATCATCATGCTTTCCTTCTGGACACTTTAACCAAACTTTTTTGTTTGACTGTACAGTATACTCGTATGGACTTTTGTCATTTTTATCTGACCATCTATTTACAATATCTGGATATAACACTGCCAAACTATCATTTGGATGTACTTTTTTTCCATTACAATATGGACATCCAATTCCCCTGCCAAACGATTGAGGCGTTTGCTCATAAACATGATAGTCTTTGTTTGTGCATTGAATAAGAATCTTTAATCTTGAATGACCATTAGCAATATCCCATGGGTTCATTATATTAGACTTATGCCAATGATTTCGCAAGTATTGTTCCCCAAATTTATCAATTACCACTTGAGCAATACTATTACACTTACTGCAAATTATTTTTGCTTTTTTATCCAAAGTAACAGCATACATATAATGCTGCTCACTTTCATGTAAATCGCGAGGACATTTGAACCACATCTTTTTATTGCTCTTACAAGAAATGTCTTTTGACGCACAACCATTCTTTTCTTCGTCAAATCTATCATTTAAATCTATTCGACTGTTTTCAACGCACCAATCATAAAATGATTTTGTAAACCTCATAATTACTACCTCTCTAGTTAACACTCTCTCATTATTAAATAATACAAGAAGAGGTGGGTGAGAGGCCCCACCTCTTATCAAGAAAAATGATCAGTTTTCCTCTATCTTGTATACATTATAACACATTAATTTTGTATTGTCAAGTGTTATAATTCAAATTATTCCTCATCGCCAGGGATAACGATGGAGAATAGTCTCTTCTCTTTATCGCAATAATCCTGCTGTGCACGACCAGAGAAGGGATGTGCACCGTCAGTGGCGATGCTCCAGTCGAAGTCTGGGCTTAGTTTGAAGTTGTTGAAAATTACGTATGCATAGATCGATTATTTTACTTCATTATTTCGCTACAATAACAAAGAACTATTCATTCAATATAAATAGTATTTCTTGTATTCTCATACAAGTCAAGGTCATATCATTCACCATATTTATATATAAACTTAGGTGGTTCCCACTTCGGAGCGCTTGCTCCTAATCGCATTTCAGCGAATGACCGTCGAACCTTCTCCTGTTCGGAGCTTGGCTGCTGATTTTCCAATTCTTATATTTTTCAAGCGTTCACACTTAGGCGTATTTCATCCTTATGTTGTAGCAATAAGACTCTAAGGAGTTTCCAGCAATTCAAGAACATACACAATAATGTTTCCAATTATTGCGCTCTAAGTAAGACGAAAATTTAATTCGTAGTCTTAAAGGTTAGTTTGGTCGCATACGTCACAACCTAGCACTTCCATGATGAACTTGCAGCCAACAGGGAAGTTCTTAGCAGAGTTAACAACTTCAACAGCATTCTCAGTCTCATACTCATACATAACAAACATCTCAGTACCAACTGCAACGCCAGTGGGTAGAGTTAGAGTATAATCAGCATCAGTATAAGCAAAAGCAACATCGGAAGCCGCAGTTGCCTTGGTGTACTTCACGCCAAAGGTGCTGTCGCCATTGATAGCATAAATCTCAGTAGGAGCAGCCTTAGGAGCATGCTTTAGAGTATACTTGCCACCATCAACAACAGTGAAGCTCTCCATAGCAGGAACAGTCACCTTGGAAGATGCGGAAGCAACAGTCTTCTCGGTACCAAGCTGGGTGGCCATTAGGTTCATGTCGAACAGGGCGTTCTCAGCAGAGAATTCGGCAGTCTTGGCGCGATAGAAGGTAGCAATAGGAGTACCTAGAGCGTCAACAGCGTCAGTAGACTCAGAAGCGCAGTTTAGGGAAGCGTTCTGGATCTGGTTAATAGAGAATAGTACGGAATCATCCTTCTGAGAAAGAGCAACACCACGGACGATTCTATCAATAACGAAATTATTAATATCGAAAGCCATAATCAATTACCTCCATAAAATAAATTTTAAATATAATAAAAGAGCCATTACAGCTCCTTCATCCAGTTTAGTTCAGCCTTGTTAATCTTCTTCATATCTATAGTGCCAGCATAACACGCACTCAACAAATGATCTGCGTTATGAATCACCTGCAACCTAGCAACGTCATTCATAAATTCCACATACCCCATATTGAGCACATAATCTTTAGTATAACCTTGCCTAACTTTTACAGATGAAATCAACGGCAACAAAAAAGACTTAAAAGGCTTGTCTTTGTTAAATTCAATTTTTTTTCTATCTTCTTCAATTAATATTTTTCTGGTCATTTTATTAGCTGCCTTTTCAATTTTCGGCGTAATATTAAATGCCTTACGAAGATAGCCTACAATTCTGAGATATATCATTTTATCGATAATAGTTCCAGTTTCTCTATCAGCTAAAACAATATCTCCATTTTGATTATTTCTAAATGGTCTTAACTTAGAAAAATCCAAATCTCCAAATAAAAGTGCAGTTCTCTCAGGTGTCAATGTCTGCGCAAGCATCATAAAAAGTTCAAAATCATCAACTTCAACCCAATCCAGCCCCATATCCCAAAGCTGAGACTTCATGTCGCTAGGTATGGCTGTTATTGTATGAACCACAGAAAAGAAGTCGCGCTCACCAAATTCAGCAATTTTCTTTATTGTCGGCTGTAAAACTTTAATATTATCATTAATAATAAAATCATCGCCAATATAAAGTTTCAAATCATCAACGTCCATACTTATCATATAAGTTGTCCATCCTTGCTTTATTTAACATGTTTGGTTTTACGGCTTCAAACTTCAATGTTCTGCAATAATAGTCTGAGTCTATAGTGCTCTCTTTGTTATAAATTAATTTAAACTGTAACCCAAATATATTGGTCCAGTTGAATATATCTCTAACCAAGAAACCTAATAAGTCATGTCTGTCGATTCCATACTCTGTCTTCATATCTTCTAAGTGACATATGCAATTAAACTGAATGTATTGGATCTTCATAGCATCATTAAAACGATGTTCCTCAATGTCATCAACTGTAAAACAAATAAAATTTCGAACAGTATCTTGTGTTTGCGGTATTCTAATAAACCCGTAAATATGAGTGTCCAAAAATTCATCTGGACTATCCATGTCAATCTTAGGATCATGTAACGCTTCAAGAATGTCCGTGTCGGCTATTAACTTTTGTTTTATCAATCGTTTCATTTCAATAATATCGTCATTAACGGTCTGAATATTTCTTATCATAATGAAATCACCTCCACTATGATAGATGTTGAACTATGCTTGCTTGTTGCAGTAATTGTAAACGTTTTGCCAATTAACGAATAATCATTTTCACATTTAACTTTAAATGTATCATTTTTTGGCACGCACTCAAGTTTATCTTGATATTTACCAAAATCAAAACCCCATTTAACCTCGTCTGTGCAATCAACAAGTTTACCATCAACACGCGCCTTAAGTGTAAACTTCTTATAGCCTCCACCAGCGCGGACTGCGGGTTTACTAGAATACACAATTTCAAGATCGCTAAATGTTGGAATTTCTTCAGATTCTAGAACTTCTGGCTCCACTGCATTGTCCCAATAGCCAGCAATCATTAATTCAGCATTATCTTTAGCTGGATTAAATTGTTCTTGCGTCATAGTGAAGTTTGTAACAGCACCATTTAATGACGGCTGAACTTTAGATACATTCCATGCGAGCGGAGGATATCTACCCTCATTTGAGATTAAAAATTTAGTTTCATATCCAATAGTATTTGCGTCATCATTAGACGGCATCATAGCAACATGTTGGTTTTCTACAATCTGAAAAGTATAATCCAACCATTCGCCACTATTATATGAATTTTGTTTTCTTGGCGCACCAAGACACTGATGAATAACTCTTTTGCCATCTTTATGACTTACCCACTTATAGGTCCATAAACACTTTAATATTGAATATTGCCTAAACTGTGTTCTGTCATCATAATGAACAATCAGCCACCACTCAGGTTCGTCCATCTCATTTCTAATCTGCACATAAGAGCCAACTTTAATATCAGGTCTTTGCCTCATATCTTCCAGCCTAAACTGCAATAAATAAGCAATTTCATCGCCTGTTATGTTGTGATACGACTTTACGTTAAATTTAGCGTAAACTGGAATATCGTCATCATCAACAACAGGTAAGCCACTATTAACCCATTTAACATAAACAAGCTTAGTGGCTGGATCACGCATCCATGATGCATCCATAATTTTTTGAGAGTTTTTACGCCTAGCTTCACCATCATGTGACCCAAATGCGGCCATACGAAGTTTATAACTTTCAAGCATGAGCGTCACTCTCCTTAATAAACTCTACCAATCCACAAGCGTCAAGAATTGCTTTACGATATTTTTGATAATTATCTTCTTCTCGTGCATATTCAAGAAGGCTCATAATAGTAATTACTTCTGGCTGAAAACCAGAAATTTTATTGAATCCGATTAGCCGTTGTAGCACTGATTCAAAATAATTATCAAGATATTCGTAGTTATCTTGCTTGTATGGCAGCAGCTTAAATATGGCAGAGACAAAGTAGGCTTTCTCTGCCGCTATCTGATTTGGAGGCGCTTCTGTGTAAATGTTCATTCAAAGCACCTCCTTAATCATCAAAATAAGCATTATTGGTATAAGTACCATAACTGTGAAGACGTTTCATTTCTAATCTCGTATCTTCACGTAACGCACGAAGTTCAGCAATATGGTTTGCTTGACTATAGTACTTCTCTTCCTTTCCTCCAATAAACTGAAGTACATTCTCGGTAGAGTTTAAATATTGATCAATCCATGCCATAGTCATACCCATGGCAAGTAACTCAATATCTCTGTCAGTCAAATCATTATCAAATGCTTCATTTTCGTCATCACGCGCAGAAAGATCACTAGAAGTTCGTACATTTACAATTGCACTACTTAGCCAACCTTTAAGCATTTCATTTAATGTATAATCATCTAAATCTACCAAATTAAAATCTGTAGTACGATTTAAAAAACGACCATACACCTTTTCATATGGAGTAGCCACCTAAGGTCACCTCCAAATTACTTGATGTAAAGTTTAAGATCAGTTCCGAGGATATCATCAATTGCTTTGACCTTGGCCAAACTATCTAAAGATCCATTAAGAATCTTCTCTCCAGCAATATTCTTAACTGCCTGCTGCACACCCTTTGGTGCCTTCTTTAGCCTAGACTTAAACTGATTCAGTGGGAGCTTAAACATATCTTCAACATCAACATCTACAATACTCTTATACATCTCGCCAAAATCCTTATCCCACTGCTCAACAAGCTCTTCATCTTCAATAACAATCCTAGGCTTAAATAGATAAGTGGATCTTGTAGACTTTAGCGCCTGAAGATCCTGGAATTCAACATCAGTTGTATCGCCGTAGTTCGCCCAACTGTATAGCAATTTAGATTTCTTACCTGCGAGCAAAAGCTCTCCGTAAGTAATGCTTCGGCAAGTGATCATATCATCTGGAGCATACTTACGAGAGCTTTTAGCAATGGGCTTCTTTGTTGCTGGCTTCACTTCATCATCCATTTCAACATCAGCCATAGTTTCAATTTCCTCGGAAATAGTTTCTTTCTTGTTCGCCATATTAAATTTCTCCTTTTATTCCTATATTAATCTTGTGTTGTAAGATTAAACCGCAATGTTCCAAACACCGAATAGTAGACCAATCTGGACACCAACGCCCATCTTGAACATGTAACGATAATCGTAGGTCATGTCCTGATTTGCGGTGTTATCATTGACCTGTCTCATTTCAGGATTGCCTTCGTTGATAACCTTAATGAACTTGTTGTCGCCAACAGGCATAATTAGAAGCTGCTTGTCGTCAACTAGTCTATTAGTGGTATCATTTAGACGGAAGCCCTGCTTGAGCTCAACTAGTCTAATGCCCTCGAAGTAGCCAATTCTACCAGTTGTGTTTCTCTGAACTCTCATGTCCTCAGAAACCCAATCGATATCCTGCATGCCCTCTAGCTTGCTTAGAGCGGTCTTGGTGCCCATAATGACAACATCCATACCAGTAGCCATTTGGATATCTTCAACTAGCTGCATAAACACTTCCTTGGTGGTCTCATTTAGATCACCAGTCTTGACCCACTGGCCAGAACCAGTAGCGCCGCCAGGTAGCTGCTCTGCTGCAGTAATCATTGCCTGATAAATAGACTCATTAACAAATCTGTCAATAGCTTCATATAGCTTGGTCACGAAAGTGGCGAAGTCCTCAGCGCCAGTTAGTAGTCTCTCATACTCACTGTAAACGCCAATGCCATACCAGGAAGTCTCAACAGTGAAGCTAGAGCCTCTGCCGAGTCTCTGTCTGTCAATGTCCCAATGGTTACCAGAAACCTTGGAAACAGTTAGTAGAGTTTCGTCCTCGGTATAGAACATTGCCTTGTCACCAATGTCTAGATTTCTAGTCTCAACATACTCGTTGAAGAAGGGATTATCCTGCCAACCAGTGCGAAGTAGATTTGGAACAACTTCCTCAATTAGATCAAATAGAACCTGCTGATTTCTACGGATAGCCTTGCGGATATCTGCCTTACTAGAATTCTCGTTAATACCAAGAACCTTGTTAAACATAGAAACAATCTTGTCATTAGCTTCTCTGGCAGTTAGACCACCCTCTAGTTCATTACCGTTAGCAACATCAGTCATTAGCTTATTAAAAGCAACTAGCTTAGCTTCTTCGTTTTCAAAAATCTCACGAACGTGAGCATCAAATCTCATTAACTTATTCATAACTGTTCATCCTCCTTTCTCAAACTTATAGGCTTACGACCTGCATCTTATACATCATTCTGTTAGTACGAGGAATAACAGTTAGAATCTGAGCGCAGAACTCACCTTCGGTCTTGGAATCGCCAACAACATACTGCTTAGCAGCGGCATCAAAAGTAACATACTGCTTTGCGGCAGGAGCCCTATCAAAAGCATTTTCAGACATGGTGATACGATCACCCAGTCTTAGAGTATAAGCACGAACTCTATCGCCCTCAGCGTTATAGAATCTTTCCTCATCAGAATAGCCTCTTAGCTCGGTCATGGGTAGTAGTGGGGGATTTAGTAGAAGTAGGGGCTCGTCGCCAGCGGCGTACTCCTTCATGTTCCAAACCTCGTCTTCATACTCTTCAGCAACATAGTCAGCTCTAGCAACTAGAAGACCATTGTCCATATCTTCGGAAATAGCGATAGAATAAATGTGACCGCCACCAAAGTTGGTAGACAAAATATTAGTAGACTCACAAACAATGTGATTAGCATTAATAATATCCTGTGCCATAATTTTTCATCCTTTCATCATTGTAAATTTGTTTTAATATAACAAAAGTGCCATTTATAGGCACTTAAGTAATAAAATATTATTTTTGTATTGTTAAAAATTATTCATTAAAAAGTCCCGCATATGCCTCTTTCTTTGGATCAGGCTTAGCGCTAAAATTAATACCAACAGAGCTCTTCTTTTCTGGTTTATTAACCTCAAAGTCAAAACTAAACTTCTTCTTCATAGAAGCAGCAAATAGCAGATCCGCTTTCACCTTAATTTCTTCAACGGAATAATTGTCCATTTCAGAAACAAGCGCCTTAAATTCATCAGAATCTGCAATTTCTGCATACTCTGCGCTATTAAGAACAGCTGTTTTCTCTGCTTTGAGCACAGATGCGTCATAATTATCCTTAAATGCCTTAAGCTCATTATATTGAGATTCGAGCGCAGCATAGTCTTCGCGCATCTTTTCAATGGCCATCTTTTCAGATTCAGAAACAATTAGCTCAAACATTTCTTGCCTGTCGCCTTCAAGTGAAACATTTTCACCATCAATAGAATAACCAAGTTTGTAAAGCTTATTAGTGCACCAGCTTTGCATATAGAAGTAATTATCATATACATCTCTAATATAATACCAGTCATTATCTTCTTCATCATACTGACCAATTAAATTATACAGTGCGTAACGAATATCATCATGAGATAGCTCAATAGCAAAATTCTTAGTAAACTTTTCTTCAACGACAGTCTCTTCAAATTCATCCTGTACTTCATCACCATCTTCAGAATCAGAAGTTTCTTCAACAGTGGTTTCTTCTTCAGAATGAGTTTCTTCTGTAGTTTCAACTTCTTCTACAACAACTTCTTCAGTTGTATCTTCAAACGTTTCCTCTACAACGATATTTTCAATACCATCCATCTCTTCGTCTCCTCCTTCCTCTGAATTTGATTTATTGAAACTTGATAAAGTTGCATTTAACTTCTCAAGAGTTTCAATCAACTTTTCTTGATGTGTAAACACTGGCTCTTTGTGGCAGAAATCAGTAATGTCAGCCCTTGCTCCAAGCATGCCTTCTCCAATTTCATTACCATTTTCGTCACATCCCAATAATGTTGTTGCTCCAAAATAGAAGTCAGTAAGATCTAGATATTTTTCCTTTGCGTTGTATGAAAGCTCGTTAATAACTAACTCGCACGACACCTTGCTTCCATTCTTTCTACGAATAATGTCTGCAGTTTCTGTATATTCTTCAGGAATAACCGCATATGCCATAACATATGTCTTATCCATATCTTCATCATATTCAAGCCACGGATTGTCAACAGTAAAACATCCAACTTGTTTTTCTAAATAAACAACTTGTGCATCTCCGTCTTCATCTTCAACAAACTCAACATTGTGAGCATAAAAGTCCTTGGTGCCATCTGGCAACTCATGGATATACGCTAAAATAGGTCTATATTTTAGGGTAGGCATTGCCTTTTCCATATTTTCTTTTGAAATGTGACTACCATTTCTATTGGTTTCAGTATGACAAACTTTAAGTTTTAACTTTAACATTCCTGGCATATCATTATCTTCTTCAGCGGCAAAAAGACCATTTGTAGTAACAATAATTGGCTCGCCAGACTCTTTTGCGCTAAAACTAAAAGATTTATTTTGTTGCACAAAAAACATATATAAATCATCAAGTGTCATAATTTTCTTAGCCATGTTTGTCCTCCTTTCTCATAGGATTTCAGACATAAGTCTATATATTAGAAAACAAGCCTATTTGTATAGACTAGCTTTTTAATATCAATTTCTTCAAAATTAAAATGCTGAGGAATTGCATTCATAAATGTATACATATCATTAGTTTTAGAAACCACTGTAAATCCGCTTGATATAAGCTTATTTGCAATGCTCTCATCCTGAACAACGATAAATTTTGTATCCTTCATATACATTCCTCCTTATTTGTCATTTTTATTGCCATCTCTTGTGGCTTCACCCTCATCTGTAAGTGGCTCCTCTGATTTTGCTCTACCTTCAGAGCCATCTCCATTTTCTGACAGAGTTCCACTTTGCACATTACTAGACACCAAAGGATTCATCCATGATGTTGTTCCCAAACCAAGCGCAGTTTCCATAAACGACATGCCACGCTCCTTAACAGGATTTGCATTAGTCAAAGATGCTAATTCAAGTTTTACTGGAACGCCATATTGTGCAAGTTTTAACAGTTTGTCAATTTTATCATCAACAAAATATGGACTCACATCACTATATTCAACAACCATTCCAGTCTCACCAAGATGATTAATAATCCATAGATTGACCCATGCATTAATTTGTTCTACCGGTGCCATTGCGTCCATTGAGTCAAACTGTAATGCCAGCTTAAAGCTCGCACTATTAGTGATCTTATTCTGATTTAATACAATACCACCATTAGCATTAATAATGTTTTCATAGGCTTCTGAAATAATATTAACATCATTTGCATTATTACTCTGAAAGTCAATAGTATCTAAATCCATAGGAGACATTGCAAGCGCAACATTTTCTGGCAATACATTTTGCAATTTCTGATAAAAAGCACTGGCCAAATCAAGATCAATTTCAAAATCATCAACGTCCTTGGTTCCAGATATTGTGCCAATTTTTGCCCAAATCAATTTGTATGCCTCAAGCTCGTCCTTTAAATCCTGAACGGCTTGCAAGTCTGCAAGATTGATAACACTATCAAACAAACCAGAAAGTGGAGGGATAGGATAATCCATATTATCAGTATTAATCTTTAAACAAAATGTATTTTCAATAGGAAGTTCCTGCCACCTTAATGTGCTATCAGATGAGTACTTGTTATACATTTTTTTAAAAATGGGATCATACACATCCAAATAATATGAATTTGTGCTTGAATCAAAGAATGTAAAATCAAATGCAAAATTTAACACGCCTCTATAATGTTGTTGGCTAGAAATCTTACAATAATCTGGATCTAAAAGGTGTATAAAAAATGATCCATCATTCTCTGGATCACCATAGCAAAAACCAAATACAACATCATTTTTCCACGCCTGCAACATACATTTTAGAATTTGACTCTTCATGTCCATATTACGAACATACTTCGTTACATTGTCGTAGTTTTGCAGTATACTATCCGTATCAGGTTCTTCTGTTAAAGGAATATCTGGATATACCGTCCAAGATTTAAGTTGCATCTGATATGCTTTAAAATTAACCAATCTCCTGTACACATGAGAGACCGTATATAAATAATTACTTAACTTTCTGAGGTTTTTCTGGTTGGTTTCTGATGCGGGGTTCCTCAAATAATTTCGCAAACTCTCTCTGGAATAAGTAGTATAAGAAATACTCTTATTTTGAGTTAAGTCAATAAGTGCTATAGTATCTTTAACGGCGGCAAATGCGGCACGATTACGTTCCTCACGACTTAACATTTCAATTCTTTCCCTGTTAGTTAATTCTGTTGCCACAAAACTCACCGCCTTTCTACTCCAAATAGCTTATTAAGTGGTTTTCCACGATTAACTTGTAATTTTGTTAATATATCTTTTGCATCTGGCTTTCTACGAACGCGAATGCCTTCCAAACGTTTTTCAGACAAGAACCACGCGCACAAAGCCATACAATAGCTTCTATCGTCATGCAACTTGTTTGCCTTTTCAGGAATCAGCTCAAAAGAGTCTTTACCAGAATCTCTCTTTTTACGAACCATATTGACCATTTCTTCCTTCATGGCATCAATATTTGCAAGCGCAATTTCTTGGAACTGGTCAAGCTTAACAACCTTTGTGCTAACACAAGAAGCACGAGATAGTTCATCTTCGATCTTCTTTGTTAAATCTTCACCAGTTAAGCCCTTTGCCTTCCATTCTTCTCCAATACGTTTCTTTTCTTTTTCAAGCTTTTTTTCATCAGCTTCAAACACAGTGAGATATCCCTTGTTATCATAATCTGCCGTGAAACTAATAGTGTCTATATCAAGCATTTCAATCAATGCTTCATAAATTATAGACTTGTATTGAGTTGGTGACACCAATCTCAATTTATTAACCGCATTGGGATATCTATTTGAATATTCTTCGCTATATTCTCTATCAATTAAGCCGCGATGCATTTTACCTCTTTTGTCATACCAATCTTCCATTAGGAAGTCAGCAATATTAACGCCGCCACCACCAGAACCAGCATCAATTAAAACACACTCAATATTTTCATAATCTGGTGCGTCACCATTATAATCTAATATAAGCTGTTTTAAATATTCAATCTGATCTGGAGTTCTCATTGGGCTCTTTATCTTTTTACCAACATCTAGCAAATTAACACAATTTACAATACGACCCTTATACTCTCCATCATCTGTTTGGTAAATCTCCATAACAAGAATAACAGAGTTGTCTCGGCTTCTTGCTGGGTCATACGCTATAACAAACTTCTTTTTGCCAGTATCATTATACAAAAGTGGTGCGCGAGTCTCACTATTTCTAGTAATAACACCACGCCTAATAATTGCATTCATACCAGCATCAGAAGTAAACTCACAATAATATTCTCTACGTGCCTTTTCAGGATTTGTACGCATTTCGGTTTCAATAGTGCTGCGCGTAAGCAGCGCATTAACCACTTCTCCACGTATTGTTGGTTTCAAAACAACCTCACAATCAACCTGAATAACACAATAATCTCTATCTCCCATAATCTGTTTTTTAGAAAACTCTCTATAAAGTCTATAGAATTCTGTATCTGTGCTAGATGCAGAACTAATATAAAACTTTTGGTTTGGAAGATTTATTGCAAAAGTACGCAAACGAATTGGGTCAAGAGAATGTCCGTCTCTATCTTTGCCCGACGCAAAGTTTTTATTGACCGCAGCAAAAGCGCCATATACCTTTAGCATTTCATCAGATAAGAAACCGCACTCATCAAAAATAACCGAGCCTCTCTTACCGCGCTTTTTATCTATATTTGAGTTTAGCGTCTGAGTGAAAGATCCATTATAAAGGCTATACTTAAATCCATTGCTGCCATGACTAAAGCCATCTCCGGCAGCATTATTAATTTCAACTTCGTGCTTAAATATGTATCCAGTAGAACCCTTCATCTCATCAATATTATCATTTGCAATTTGCTCAAGCTTTGTAAATGTTTCTTCTGCCTGAGATCCTGAACCAGATGCAATATAGCTCCACACATTGCAAAACAACATATCTTTTGACATTAAAATCAAATCAATAATTGTAGATTTACCAAAACCACGACTTGCAAGCACAAGCACATTTGGACAATTCCAAGTTCGTTGCACAATATACGCCTGTGCATCTAGCAATTCTATATTGAAAAAATCATTAATAAATCTAACTGGATTGCACTGATAATACTTCTGTAATTTAGCAATGTGGAACAACGCCTCAAGTTTTCGTGTTGACATTGCGTAAACACCAGGCTTAACATAAATTACAGAATCATCATCGAACAAAGTTTCAAGCCATTCATCTTGTATTTCATTAACTATTTTAAACCTGATACTTGACAAATCACTCATTATCGTCATCCTCCTCTTCTGCCTGAGGTTCTTCTATTTCTCCAAATGCAGAGAAGAGTTCTTTTAGGTCTTGTAAGTTTTTAACATCAAGCAAGCCCTGATCTTCAAGTGTGTCTCTTAAATCAAGATTTTCTCTAAGAAGAATTCTATTAATTTCTTTATACACGTCTCTTTCGTTCTGTACATCAACAAGCTTCTTGCGTTGCTCTGCAACCATGTCAGACCATTCAGACTCATCTAGTGCTAATTGTCTCATGATAGATGCATCACTCATTTCAAGAACTTGTTGCATGCCACGACATGTACCTATATCAAAGCCATTTACTTCGGCTTCACGCAAGTTAAGATCCTTGAGCTTTTTAATTTTACCAGTCCATGTATTTTCGCCTTTGCTTGCGTTTTTGTTATGCTTCAAACTTAAACAACTTTGTTCTGCCAACTGAGAAATAGTAGCACTAATATTCTTCTTGGCATCTAGCAAAGTTTTCATTTCAGAAGCATTTGAGTTTGAATTTGCCATAACTTTTGCAAGCTTGTCATCTAGTTTTGCTTGCTGCAAAAATCCACGAACAATAGTAATAGCGGACGATGTACGCATTATATCATCATTACCATCTCCGCCTGCGTCAAGATATCCAATTAGCTGAGAGTAGAGCAATGGCTGATCTTCAAGCTTTTCTCCTTCAAATGGGTCATAGCCAAGTAACCTAATAACGTCTTTTCTATTTTTGTCAAATTCGCCATCAACTTCTTGACTACTAATTAACGTCTGCGCTGCTTCAGTATTGCCCATTTCCAATGCTGCGACTTGCTTGGCATCTTCAACATATGTATTAAAAATATCGCCGTCACGCCAACGCATACCGCGATAATTAATCATACTTACATTTTTTATATACGCATCCCAAATGGTTGTTCTGCGCACTTTCGCTTCAGTGTTTGCCCACTCTGCGTAACTAGAATCCCATAAGTTACTTAAAAAAGGGCGATCAATATATTCGAGTGCGTCCATTACAGATTTTTTAGTGCACAATCCAAACTCCTGCCTATTATCGTCCCAGTCAAGCGCAATTTTTTTAACACAATCTTTGCACATTGATGTAATGCCAGTTAGCACCCTTGGGTCTGTTGAAACATAGAATTCGCTCTTTTTCTTTTCCTTCATGCAATATGGGCACAAATATTTTTTATCATCTGCCACTGTTTTCTTGGCAGCTGGTCTTCTTCCCGCGTTTCTAGCAGCCATAACTCTACCTCCCTTCTTTTGAATTATTTAAAAAGAGGTGGTTATTCCTGCTCTTCCTTAGCCTTGACCTCTGCGATTTCCTTATTAATTCTCGCAAACTCGCGCTCAAAAACTTCATCATTCTTGAAAACTAGAACAGTCTTATCGGGGTTAGTTCTATCGGGCTTTACGTCGATAACAGTGCAGCCTGCCTTAAGTAGGGCTCTGCCAACACCCATATTGAATACTAGTCTCGCTTCTTTCTTAGTCATCTTTTCCATAATTATTTGTTCTCCTTTATTCTTTGTATATTAAAAATGACGGGGAAATTCCCCGTCGCTAGGTGGACCAGGGTGTACAATACACCAGCCCAAATATTAATTTTGTGTTGTTATAATTTTATATTATAAGAGCATAATTTACCATCTTCTGGAGTAAAAATGCACAGTGTCTGCATAGGATTAGAATACAATCGCTTATTATTGGCATATTCATCAGTGCCACACAAAGAACCGACAAGCGCAGATTCAATACCAAACTGCTCAAAAGACTCTAAATGATGCTTGTCTCCAGAGAATGTGTACTCAATAGTCTTTCCATACTTCTTGGAAAACAGGCTGTTAATGGTAATACCAATGTCTTTAAACTTATCTAAGTCACCATGTGTACAAACAACATGATGCCCACACACATCAACATAAATAAATTCATGATATTCACTGTCAACTACAGTAACCTTATTATTGTCCTTAAGTCTCTGCTTCAGCCACCATGGAATAACTCGTTCCATGTTGTCCGCATGAATACTATCTTCTTTATTTTGAATAGTACGTGCGTGATTGCCATAAGTAGAATACACATATACTTCTGATGTGCATCTAGATACAGCATTAATAAAATTCGCAATCAGCTCTGAAACATGCATTAGTTGCTCACAAGTATTTTCCTCAGAGGCAACACGGCAAGTATTATGAATTGCGCCATTAATCAAATCTCCCAACAGTACAATATGCACTTTTCTAACACAATGATCTTTTAATGCGCTATAAACTTTTTTAAATAATCTGCCAGCGCGATCTTCACAAATTTCAGTATTATACTTATTCCAAATATTATCTGAAATCTGTCCGTAATGCCAGTCTGAAAGTAGCAAAACCGCTTCTTTTGTGGATGAATTTGAGTCACACACAAAAATGTTTGAGTAATTTTCTAGCGGCGCGATGTTTGCCGCTTCAATTAGCATTTCAACCAAATGATCGGCTCTCGCGTCACTAACAAGCATCTTATTATACTCACGTCTCTGATCGTAGAGCTGCCTTTTTGCTTTGTACAGCTCGTCGGTCTGCTCTTTCAGCTCATTTAAATATGTATTCTCGCCGACAAGCTTGTCAGTATTAGCATTAAATACACCTCTAAATGCGGCCCACTTTTTGCGATACGCCGAATCACCAATGTTACGACCAAATTCATTATTAAAAATCTCTGCCATTTGTGGCCATGTAAAACCAAGACTGTCCTTCATTTGACACACACGATAAAAATACTGATCATCTGTCTCCTGAGGCAGTCTTTTCAAATTATCATTCATTGCCGTCACCATCACTTCTTGTTAATTTTCTTTCTAAATGCTGGACTAAACTTAGCATAAGGAATATATTTTGCAGGAGTCATTACACTTTCACCTGTGCGTGGATCCCTAACCTCATGCTTAGGAGAATATCTTCCGCCAAGTATAAACCCAAGAGAAAGACGGATTTCTGACGGCTCGTCTTTTGTGGCCATACTCATGTTGTCAACGATAATATCATCAAGCGCGTCTAAGACGGCTTCCATATTTTTTATATAAAACCCTGTGCGTTGCGCCAATTCACGCGCAAGCTCTGGTTTTTTCATTACCCTTTCCATATCTTTTTTTGCTCCTTCCAAGACAATAAATTATTCGTAATCTTCGTCGTAATTTACACTAAGCTTTACAGCCTTGTCTGCGAAGTCCGCAAGAAGATCCTTTAGGTCAATAAGCTCACCAGTATCTGCGTTTTCAATAAATGCACCATCTTCCTCAATAGAAAGAATGCCCTGGGCACTCAGTGAAAATTTCTTAGTAATTGCTGCCTTTGCCATAATTTTGTACCTCCTGTATTGCTAATTTGTCAAACTATTTACTATTCATTTTATAAAAATTGAAAGTCATTTTTTAGAAATGCCAAAAACACCAATGATTTATTGGTGTTTTGGGCATTAATTTTGTATTGTAAGTTTTGAAGCGACCTACTGAATCTTTTTGCTTTGATAATATCTTCTGTTTTGCTCACTGCGAAGCTGCTTAATATGCACCTCTCTGCACTCTTCGCATCTACAGGTTTCTGTATCTCTGGTGCTAAGCGCAACATCAACGCCACAATCTATACATTTAATCAACTTAAACTCACTTGTTTCTTCCTTTTGTCCACACTCTTTGCAATACAGTCTACCAGGCGCACTCTTATGCATTTTAAATAGCTTTCCGCATTTCTTACAACGCTTGTATCCGCCATTTTTATAGTTTAAATATGTATACGCAAGCTCTTTGTAATCATCTTCCTGAAGAGTCATTGCAATTTCACTATCATCGTCCACAAACCCAACAATTTTTAAATTTGTACCAACAAAACTATGTTCAATCAGCACACCATCTTCATATGCAAAGTGCAAATAACTTGCCCTTTCCTTACTAGGAATTGCAACTCTCGCAAGTTTAAACAGGTCACTCATGGATATATACATGCGGTTATTGTTGTCGGGTGAAACGTTATTATAATATTTTGCCGCAGCAAGTAAAACAAACGCAAGCTTTTCTTTCCTGATATCATTTAAACTTATGATTTTATCAATTTCAGACTTGGTAATTATAACTGGATCAACATTTCTAAACTTATACTTCTTTGCGCTGGAGATATTTCTATATATTGTTTTAAAATACTTCTCTTCATAGAAGTCCTCGCAATTCTTATTCATATAAGCTAGTATGGCATCATAATTATCTTCTTTTTTCATGCCAAGTATATGATGGTTATATCTTGCCAATTCTCTGATTGTCTCTTCGGGATTCTCGTGATTAGCATAACTATCTAAAAGCTTGCGCTCAATATCTGTCTTATCATTAAACTTAAAATTAACCATCCACTTCACCTCCAACCGCAATATTTTTCATGACAAACTGCAGACCTCCGAAGTTAAACTCGCCATCAGCGCACTGCTCTGGATAACTGTAGACACCAGATTTACTCACAAGTTTTTCCACAATTATATCTCCGCACAAACTCCACACGATACATGTATCAAATCCGTCTTTGTAACAAATATCAAGCAAAATTTCACATAAAACCTGCTCATTGGAACAGATAGAAAAGCAATCTTCTTCTAAATCGGAGTTCAATTTTTGCATTTGATCAGCGAAACTTTCGTCTTCAACTTCACAGTCAACAAATTTTTTCTTATTGATTTCTCGTTTTTTCTGCTTGAATGACTCGCATTTTGATTTTATAAGCTCATAATCTTCAACAGAATATTCTATTCCACTTTTGTAAATAGAATAATCAAAATCAACATTAGAAAACATATCAACACCATCGAACTCATCCTCAATAGCCCAACAAATTCGATTCATTGTTGATGGAGAAATGTCAAGAGGGAGCCTCTTTTTATAAAAATCAAGTATTTTTTGCTCATTTTCGGGCAATTTTCCATCATTTTTAAGCAAATCACGGATGTTTTTGCCCGTTATACTCTGAACATGATCGTCTGTATCACGCACATATGAGTCATATTCTTGCTTCAAAGTGGTGTAATTATAGCCGAAAAAGTAAGGTTTTTTGGCTGCGCAAAGCCTCTGATTGAGTGTTTTTTGAGCTTTAATCTCGTCAGAATCATCATCTTTTATGACATTTTCACTAAAAATATACCAACTTTTAGGCATTGGATTTGGCAAAATGCCTTTTGCTTTATCAATTTCTTCTTGCTGAAGCGCCTGTCCGCACTGAGTTCTATACCTTAAAGTTTCATATTCAACGCTTCCTGGCTCATAATTTGCCATCAAAGAAGTTATTGCAGTGATTCTATTTGTAATACTGCCAATCTTACTACCAAAACCATTTTTATTTGCTTTGATAACATCTTCTTCGGTAACAACCTTCTTTGAAGCCTTGTACTGAATGCAATTTAGCGCAGGCAAGTTCTTCTGATTGTTAAGCAATGGAGTGCTATCAGTAGTAAATAGCAAATCTCCATCAAAATCAAAGCCATTAAGTGCCATTGGCATCGTATCCCAAGCGTTTACAACTGCCACAGTATCCATGTATTTGAACCAATATTCAACCTTATCGTCGTAACAAATATCCTGAGAGACCAGCGAATGCTCGTTTGACATTGGCGCTCTAGCGCACATTACACGCTTAACGCCATTATCCTTCCAATATTTACTGTAAATTTCACCTGCCTTAAGTAGCCCATGCACCTCAAGGCCAAACATACTCTCACATAGCGCATATATGTCACCAGATATAATCTGGAAGTTGCCGCGCACGTCAAGCACTCCAATTTTTGCCTCTCTAATGCGCTTATTGATCATTTTTTTGATTCTGTTACGAATATATGGGTCATTAATAACATCCGTATTTGCCATTATTGCCCTTGCTGCAACATCAGAGTACTTTATGTTTTCAGCTTTAAGATTTTTGCCGCACAAATACACAAGGCTTTTTCTTGGATCCATGCCAAGCGTATCCTTAATTTCATCAACAGTAGGTGCTATAAGCTCCCGAATATCATCATCTGATAGGCTCAAAGACTGTATAAACTGATAGTTTAACTGTCTTACATTGTCCACTTCATGCGGCGCAGTCTTCGCAATTCTAAGAGTATATTTATTTTCAAGGCACTTGTAGTAAAAATCTTCCCACGAATCATAGCAGTTCCAAAGTTTAAGCTGGCTTTCAGTGATTATCAGCTCAGAGTCTCTAATATCTCTTTGCTGTCCCCAAATATCTGTTATCAAATACTTTTCTGGGTAATCATCTGATGCACCGACAACCTCTTCTGCAAACTTTATATAATCAAAAGTAAAAGTCATGCCTTTGGTCCACGCGCAACGAAGATTGCATCCGCTCATTGTGTGCTCATAATCATCATTAAGCTCGCCATTCCAGCGCCTAGACAAAGATGGAAGCATCATAGAGCATCCGTCAGAGCAGTCATTTTTAACTAATTGATTTGGCTCAAACTGCACAATTGGCTCCTGTGAGCGGTCGCTATCATCAATATTAATCAAATCAGCATAAAACTCAGTAAACGCGTCCTTGATTACTATTACACCACCAGGGATTGGAGCATATTTGTCCTTTGGCCAACTCACCTCAAGAGATCCACTAGCGGCCAAAGCCTCATATGCGCCCAATTTGGCAGGGACAAGTTGCACTTCATTGTTCTTGCCGTTTTCAATACGCTTTTTGAGTTCTGGATGTAGCTTTTCGCTCACATACACAACTGTTGAGGTTTTTACACCGCCTGTTGTGCACAAAAGTCGCAAATACTTAATACCATTAACATAAAATCCTTGATTTGCGCGATCATAATCTGATTTCTTGTCCATTATGACACACAAGTAATCTTCTTTGAACTGCAGTCTATATAACTGCTTGTACAAATTTGAGATTTTAGTTTTGTTGTTACGACTTACTGGCTGCTTTTTAATTTCTTTAATTTGGCGCTTTATTTCTTTAGCTTGAATATCATAATCCGTAGTTCCATTAAGCTCGTTGATCCAAGACAAAATCTGAGAATCAGCAAGCGCGACAACTAGACCTGTCGTATTTCTAGCCCTATTTAGCGGCAAAGTTAAGTTCCAATCATTTTTTCTCAATAGAGTAGAGTTTATCTTAAAGACATATTGTTGTAATTTTTTTTGCTTTGCCAAATAACATCACCGCCTTAACTATTAATTTTGTATTGTTTCTACTTGTTTTTTCTTTCTAGCTCTTCAAAACGCCATCTAAGCTCTTCGTATTTTGTGCGAAGCTCCTGCATTTGCGCATCAATTTGTCCAAAATGCATAGTTAAAAATGCATTCGCATCTGCTTTATTTCGCAGCTCAAAATATTCATCAAGTGTAATTGTTACTGTATTTACATTCTCCACAATCATCCCTCCCATTGCATTTGTGCTCCACAGTCAGGACAATACTTACTGGCTTCAATAGTAATTCTGCCGCACTCTCTATGCATCCATCTAAGCGGCATGCCCACTGGATCCCGTATTACTTCCCAAACGCCATATCTTATGGCATTTGCTTTGCCATCTTCAAACCCATTTTTATAAGCTTGTTCAATTGCGTCATGATCTTTCATAGCAATTCATCCCCCAAATCCATTTTTGCGCCACAATTCGGACAATAGTCTGTCGTAAGCTCTTCTTCGCATTTGCAATTTGAGCATCTATATGTTGGTATATCACAATCCAAACTGTAATCCATATAACCATTACCAGGTTCCCATTTTGCACACACATTCAAATTGTTAGATAGTTCATCTAACGTTTTTGCGGCCTGTGCAAGCAATATATCACCAGGATCTTCGTATGTATAACAGATGCCGTATGTAGATGGCACTGGCGAACCAATTAACTCAGCGTAATCAACTGGCTCTCCAATATATTCATATATATTTTTAATTAGCTCATTTACATCATTCATATTAATCACCCCAAGCGCATGCTTCTAAGCCACTCAAGTATATTATCATAAACTTCACCGAAGTCATCAACATAATTTTCACAATATCCATTGCAAAACCAATTGAAGAATTCATCCGCCAAATCCTCTTCGTTCATTTTCATGATCATGTCATAATTGGTTATTGGTTTAAAATATTCATGATTGGCGCACATCATATTGCACTTTGGCTCGCAGTCAACTGGTTTGTAATTATGTGTGCACAGCTTACACTTTTCTTCATAATCACTCATACAAATCACCACCACATGTGCATATGTACTTTACTAAAAACCATAAAAAGATCATCCACAGCTGGATCTACCACATTTATAATATATTCATTTTCATCTTTGTAATCTTCAAAAGCACTTTCGTCATAAAGAATCTTTTTACAATCTTCAACCATTCTGTCAATACACTGTCTTTGAGTAAGTTCTACGCCGTCAATTTCAACCTTATGAAAATCAAAATTAACAATCTTTGATGCTTCGTCTTGGAAAAATCTTAAGCATTGATACATCCATAGAACAATAGTTTCATCCATACTAAAAGTATCACGATAATCAAAATCATGGTAATCTTCTTCATTGTAGGGGAATGGGAGCTTGTCTGGGAAAAGCTCAAGCAGATATTTGTGCTTCACGTTTTGTCACCTCTCAAGATAATATACGCTGTTGCGCGTGTATACTGCAATCACCGCACCGTTGTCAATAATATGTTCAACTGTGCTAGTTTGTAGAACACCGTCTTTTTTGTTTCCCTGATTATCTTCTACGTACAATAGCATCATTGACACTCCAACTCTTGGAGCAACAAAAAATTCTACTGTACTACCAATGCGCTGTGAATATCTTCCATCAGTTCTTGTTTTTCCAGTGTCGGCGTGTACAATGTCTGTAATCTTCACTGTTCAGTCACTCCTTATACTTACATGAGCACCATTAAAATAAACTACTTCACATTCACCCATACCATATCCTTCAATTTTTGAACCAACTGAAAGTCTCACATCATTAGCAGTTACTTCGTATCCTTCTCTTATAAGATACTCTGCGATGATTTTCTTAACGGCATGCTCTGAAAGATTGATTGTAAGATATTTTCCTACCATTACGATATCACCTCAAGTTATTCTAAAAACTAAAGTATTTGTGTAATTCGCATCCATCATATCAGTAAAAAGAGTGTTGTTGCTCTTCATATACTTTTGCAGCTCAATGGCCAACTTCCTACTAATCAACCCAGTGCAGTTGTACGGATCTGAGTAATCTGGATGTGAGTAGTACCCAACATCACCAAATGACATTGGGATGTTTACTGGGCAAGTGCTATCATAAAATGGCATGCCAGCAAATTTGCCTTCGTCAATGAGCTTAAAATCATGCTCTGGGTCGTAGAACTCATACCAATATCCCATTAATACTATCACCTCAATCTACACAGCTCTCTCAAACGTTTTTCTGCTTGCTCATGAGTGCACACTTCATAAACATTCGGTGAGTGTGCCCAACATACATCACAATCATAGTAATAGTCTCTCAGCCGTTTGTCTCCGCGTCTAATCATTCCATCATCACATTCTATTTCGTGCAACTCCATTGGTGAATGACACCAAGGGCATTCAATAAACTTTGGGAGATTACTTTTACTCATGTGTTCACCTCATAGACTGTCCTTATATTCAGTAAAGTACCAGATTAGTTCGTCGTGGAAAGTTTCTACAGCAAGATTAGCAATTTCTTCGGTATCAAAATAAATAACAAAAGCTTCGCGTTCGTCCCAATGTTTTCTAGTTACAAGTCTACAATTTTTACAATCGTACACAATGCTCCATTTTTCATTGCAGTAGTCTTTGTTCCAAAGCAATTTATATTTTCTCTGCTCCACCGCATACCGTCTAAGCTGGCGCATAAGCTTGTCGGCGCGAGCATTATTTTCGGCTACGGTCTCATCTGAATAGTAGTTGGCATTATCATATATCTCATCTACAACTTCTTTTTCTTCTCCAAGATGTTGACAAACACCAAATTCATCTACTGCCCAATAAGGATCAAGAGGCGACACGCGCTCATATCCAGTCTTCTTCTGCGGCTTAAGTAGTTTCTCCAGTTCTGGATCATTAATTTCAATGGTAAACTCTCTACCTTCAACAATTAGTTTTGCTTTCATGCTTCTGTCTCCTTATTGTTTTCAGCATCATTAGCCACTGGCGCATTCATCTTATCAAAATCTTCGCACCACTTGATATAATTTTCAATCATAGTGTCTCGCGGCAAGTTGTGAAGTTCACTAATCAAGCTAATTACATGATACGCATCTCTCATCCTCTTGTAGTCAAGTTCATCGATTGCCCTTGCGACAGTGCCCAAAGCTTCGTTTACTGCATTAAACATATGATCCTGGTAATATGCGCTGTTCTGAGACACCATTTTTGCAAGCTCATTAAGCGCCGATAAAAGATCAGCCTGAGTTACTGGCCGTGCGGCCTGTTCTGGAGTTAAAATATTGTCCATGTATATTACCTCACTTTAAATTTACTAATGTTGCCGCTCATATCTGTACATACCGCACCGCATTTTGCGCAATGGAATGTTTGAACGATATAAATGTGCTTTGGATCGTCCGCATATGATTCACAGTGCGTAGATAGCATCTCCCATTCATGATTGCAAAATAGCGAACGAATATATTTAAAAATTTTCATAACGCTCGACCTCCTAAAACATCATGTGCCATAGCGCACGTAGCGTTTTCTTCCACTTTCCATTTTTCCATTCATGGCCATTAATACATATTGTATCTCCTACAAATACAGTTTGCTTGTTAGAACGACGAGGTGCTGGTGGAAGCCGTTCACCTCTGAAATAAATTATGTCTCCAACAACGTATGTACTGATACCAGATTTATGATTTGTTGCCACACAACCACTCACTTCCCGTTAAATCTCTTCGCAATTGCCTTGTCGATCATTTCTTCAAAGTAAGCAACGTTGTCTTTGTCTAGCGCGGCCAACTCGCTAACCTTTGGAGTAAATTCCATAAGCGCCTTCTTCTTGGCAATCTTTTCAGCTACACGCTCAATTACGGCTTCAACGATTTCGTTTTGCTTGGATTTCAGAATTGCATCAATGTGCTTTTTTGTTTCTGAATGCCAACGGTCTGGATCAGAAACGCTATCCCAAACACTATAAGCGATTTCGTTTGACACACGGTTCATGACGGTTTCTTGGAAATTAAGCCCATAGTCATCCTGAAAATCAGTTTCGTCAATATCAAAATAAAAACGCATTATTAATCTCTCCTTTTAGCCTAGCGCAAAGTTACCAAAATGATCATAATATGCAGGAGTTCTCATTTCAAAATAGCCATCACGCTCACGGTCGTACTTAAAGTATTGTGTGCGCTCTACAGATGGCGAAATGCCCTCGCCAATTTTTTCAAGAACAGCATAATCGTAAAAACATTCCCACATATCAGTCCAATTTTCATGAAGTGCCTGGAGTGCAGTTTCGCGATTTGAGTAATAGCCCCACGTTCTCATGCTGCCATAGTCTGGGAAGCCATGTTCGTTGACTTCGAATTTTTCAAATACTGTAATGAACCACATATTACTTCACCATTCTACAATTGTCACATTCTTTACCATAAACTGCACACCAATATCTTGTCCCATAATGATCCTGAAACATTCCATGTGCGTGCTCGCATGTACACTCATTGAGTGCGGATTCTTTTGACTTATTATCAAGTGTGTCACATACGAACTTTTCAAGTCCACCAGACCCAGTAGTAATTGCGTTCCAATCTGCTTCGGATAGATTTCGCGCCCACTTAATGGCTAGAACGAGCTCGTTAATTAGATCTTCTTTGGTACCTCTCATTAATCTTTCACAATATGTCATTTGTTTATTCCTCCGTTAATTTTGTGCTTCAACTACTTCAAGGTTGCAAGATTTCCACAAATCAAATTTATATGGCGGCTCACAATCAAGCCTAGCAGCTGGATCAAGATCCCAACCGCAATGACCTGGAAGTGACTTCCAAACCACTTCGCAAATTCTACCGTACTCCGTGCGCACATAGTCGTGCTCAAAGATTAATGTGCCATTTTTGTCCGCAAGTCCAGTGCAACGACATACTGTATCTTCGTACACCGAGTAAGTGCGCCACATTGTTTTGTTTTCGTTTTGTACAGACAAATAAGCTGAGCCAAATCCTGCGCCCACAAAATAACCGCAAATTAGCTCGCCGTTATCTGATCTTATGGCGCGACATAAGTATTCATTACCAAACACTATTAATGTCCTCCGTTTATATTATCAAAAATATATTTCATGTTTGTTTTGGCCTTGTTAATTTCTTGTTGAGAAAGAAGCTCCATGTTTTTGATGTCCCTTTTAACAGATTCGACCATGCGCTCTATTGATTTGGCCTGCACTTGATTTTCTAGCATCTTATCACGTCTCTTGCGCCAAAGTTTATATCTGTAAAAATCAATAACACCGAAACTGAAGTGGTCCATTACTAATGTGCCTCCGTATTTGCTATCACTTTTACACATAACATGGCCATCATACAATTCCCATCTGTTTTGGTTTATGGCATAGAACTTTTTAAATGCGGAGAATTTAATTTTTGGATATCCATGGCCATCTACCCACCAGTTCACTATTGGAATTCCCATAAAAACAATTAAAAATATCACAACAAGAATTATTATTCCAAATATCTGAGTGATTGTCATTCGCAATCATCCTCTTCATCATCCTCAACCATATCAGCCAAGCTTAGAACCGCATCAGGAAGCTCACTAACATCTTCAACATCAAGTAGCGCACGAATTAGCTGTGCAATTTCATACTTCGTCATTTTGTTTCTCCTTTTAATTTTCTGTAGTTATATAGCGGACAATTTGTGATTTTACACTTGTCAAGCTCACTCCACATACCTGCGCAACAGTCAAGGCACTTTTTATGGATTGCTTTGAGAAGCGTGTTTACATCGGTTTTCATTTTGTACCTCTTATCTATAAGGTTTTCGCCGTAAAAATTGATTTTAATATCATACCCCTACAACTTATCAAACTCAATAAGAAAACGCAAAATTAGTGCGATTTTCTAATAGTCAAGTCTATCATTTTGACGCTCTTGCTGCAGCCATTCTCTCTGCAGCCGCCGCACGCTGTTCTTCTGTAAAATTCACCTGACGTGGTGGTGCAATCTTGAGCCAGCTCTTTGGAATGTGTACTAGAATGTTACCGCAATTGTTTTCTGGATATTCCTGAATTTCCACTTCGTCAGGATAAGCTTCTTTTAGCTTCATAATCTTATTAATCCATTTGCGCTCCGCCGAGCAAAAAGTTGCGTGTGAGTCTACGTCTAGATATTCGACGCAAGTTTCCTTAAAGTCAGCCATTAGTGTAACACCTCCGTAAAAAGTTCAATGCATTCAATGTCGTTGATTACAAGCCATCTGCACATAGAACAATCATATCTATAAAACTTGTGCAGCTTAGTCAAAAATGGCACGATAGAATATCCGTACTCATATTCGCGTTCAAATTCTGATAATGGAACATTTTCCTTAAACCCATAAGTGCCAGACTCTGTTGTAAAATATAGCTCTGTTCCCGTTGGGTTAAAGTTGTAACTTATTACTGGCTCTGTGTGGCCGTCTGTGAAATGCACTGTGCCAAACATATGTTATTCCTCCAAGAGTTCTGGGTTGTCGTGAATATTTCCGATGATTTTAATATCATCTGTTTTATGATGGCTGTTAAGCTTTCTAAACATGTCTATGTTTTTTGAATGTGGTATCAAATGATAAAGTGACCAGTGCGCATACACATCTCTGTCGTACACTTCGTTTCCCCTGGCTGCGGCAATTTTATTATTATACGCATTGTCGTAATCCAATCTCCACTCACCATTCTTAAACACTACAACCGCACGTACTATGCAATCACCATCATATTGGCTTTTCACTGTCCAATACCCGTCTGCCCCTATTCTGCGACGACTCCATAGTTCCATAATGTCACCTTCAAAAATAGGGTGTCTCAATTCATGTGCCATTACAAAATCATTCATTCCAGTAAATTGACCTACAGTTTTAGGATCTACTTCGCAATATTCCAGCGGCGGTTCAAATCCCCAATCACAAGAACCGTCACTAATAATGCAGTGCTTTGTATGCGGGTCATCACTCGTAAAGCATACTTTTACTTTATCGTGTTTGAAGTAGCCCCCATATACCCATTCGCCATTATCTAGGCGCTTACCTCGAAATAGGATATCTCTCATAAATACACTCCTTAAGCAATTGGTCAATTGTATCGTCGTGTGAAGATAAGTCGTTCCAATTTTGAACGGCCTCTTCTATGGTGTTGAAAAGCACTGTTTGTTCAAAACAATTTGAACACTGAACGGTATATCCATCAAACTCAGTAAAGTGCATTTCTGTTTTGTTGCCATGCTCATCATATATTGCTTTAGCAACACCTTCGCCAATAATTTCTGCATGCTCGCCACATGCAGGACAGTTAATTGGTTTTAGATTCATAGTTGAAAGTACCCCCCCCCACTAACCTTGCACCGTAGTTCCGCAGCATGGACATTGTGATTCAAATATCTCCATGAATGTGCGATTCGTTTTATAGTCATATAGTCGAGTGTGAGTGTATTCACTAAAACTTGCAATGAACTCACATCCACATATGTCACATGTGAAAGTGCGCTCTGGAACATTGCCGTGTTTTAGGATCTTCATGCGGTTTCACGCTCCATTAATTTTGTACTGTTAATAGTATAGCACCAAATGCTGGAAATGTCAATAGGAAAAGCATAGTATAATGAGTATATTATGGTTTGTTTATTATATTATATATATTATATATTATATTATTATATATAATAATAAATAAAATAAATAATAAATATTTACGAGTTAAATGCGTAAGCATTTAACGAGTAAAGGAAAAATACGAGGCACGAGTATTTTTACGCTAATCTAATGTAATAATATTCTAATGTAATAATACTAATGTAATATAGTAAAGCTGCTTTATTATGGTCAGTAAAGATTCTTTATTATGGTCGGGGTAGTAAAATAAAAAATCTTTATTATGGTGCCTGCGGCGCAGCCAACAACATTTCCTTTTTGAATTGGTCTACGGCATGTTCGTTATAAGATAGTATGCGCTGTTTGCGTCCATTAATACATGCTACTTTTTTTGTAATAAAATTGTGATCTAGCAGTTTATTAATTGACTTTTGTACTGTTGGGGATGAGGTGAGACATCTTTCTGCAAGGTACTTGTTTGATGCAAAAAATAGCATTTCGGAATAGGAATATGAGTGAATAAGACTTATAATTCGTGCATCAATTAAACTGAAGTGATTTTTGGATGGATTATTTGTATTGTATTGGATCATTGCTTCGAGGGTCTCTTCATCAAAAGGAGTGTGCTTATATTGCTGCATGCATATAACCTCCATTAATTTTGTATTGTGTGATAGAGTATAGCATGCGTAAGAATGGTTTGTCAAGAGGTAGTTTGAAGGTGCCCCGGGTGGTGTTGCTGTGAAAGTGGTAATGATTTATTGAGGGTTTTGCGGGTCGGTTTAAATTTTGAAAATGTTTTAAGTGATTTTTGGGGTTTGTTTTTTATGAGTGGTGATTTGAAATTTTTAAAAAACGCAATGAATTGTTAGTTGGTTTTTAGTGCTGCTGTTTAATGGTAGTTTTATTTATGCTTTGTTAAGCGGTTGTTTTACGGGGCGAAAACTGATGGAAAGCAATAATGATTTATTTGCGGTTTATCGATAAACGAGGTGTTTTTAAAAAATAGGTGTAAAAACGATAATGATTCGTTGTTGGATTAAACAATAAAAAATTTAAATAAAGATGCGATCATTGATGATTTGGAGGTGTTGCAATATCAATAAGTGCGCATGCGGTTGGCTAATTATAATGGGGTGGTTTTAGGGATGCGCTGATGACATGCCAATATCTGAATATGTGTACATATATGGCGTATTTTGCAGTCAGTGTGTAAATAAACCACCTTTCCTTTATACACTTTTTATGCAAAAAAGCTGTAGTTTTATGCTCCCCTATGCAATTTATGCAGGATTTTTGTATAAATACACACATCAAAACAAATACATATTTGTCGTGAAAATTGTGCTATAATAAGCATGTCGAAAGCGACAGGGCAACGACACAGGGCGCAAGCCCTACAGTAGGCGCAAGCCATAGCCCACAGCCTAGACGCAATACAACTTTCGCTCTTTGAAAACTATATATCTACCACAGCAATGTGCATGAATCGAAAACAAGTACCCTTTGCAAGTCTTTACAGGAGTGACGGCACATAAAGTAGGAAAACGCTGGCTCATTCGCATATGTCATAGGTCTGCCCATTCGCAACTATGACACGGCGCAAGTACAAAATACCCTAAATGCCTGTGTATCGTATGGTTCTAATCCATAGCACAGACCAACCGAATGTTTAGATACTACTTAGGTGAAAGGAAGTAGTCCCCATAGGATAATATTGGGGCATGAGTGTGAATAAACTGGCGGTAGAGTCTATGAATATAAAGCGGTATCCGTATATATTTTGATAGACAAGTAATCCCACAATACTATCAATCAAGATTTAATAGAGTCCCTTCCAAAGGACTATGATAGTATGTCGTGTGGGTTACTTAGGACACATAGTATATCATTGTGTGTCGTAAGTAGTCCACATGGGCTAACAATAATAAGCGGTAAACCCGCACAGGAGGTAATACTATGGCAACTCATACCAATTACAATGAATACGGCGAAATGATGATTGACAACCGTTCCATCATGGAACAGCTTGACAAGGAAGAATTTACTAAGGCAGAATGGGCAACCTATCTGTCTATCTGTGACGACATTGCAAGCACTACCTATAAGTACTTGTCCCCCACTGAGTCCGGCACCTTTGCAGAGTTCCGTTCTGCACTGCACAGACTGTTCACCTTTGTAGGATGTGACACTCGCATTCTGTCCCTTGACGCATACTGTGCCCAGTTCTTTAGGGTAATTCCCTACAAGGTTATCAAGTCCAAGAAGTACCGTGACGCAGAGAAGGAGGAACGCACTTTCAAGAAGGCTATTGAATGGGCATGCTATGTGTCTGGTGCAGACATTAACAATCCCGAGTCCGTGCTGTTCCCCAAGGCTGTAGACTCTGCAACCATGCAGACTGAATACTTCAGCGCAGATACGCAGGACTACTACAATGCCATTATCAAGTTCTTTGTGGCATCCGTTGACCAGAACCACACCAACCTTCAGCTGAATGTTCTCAATGCCGAACTGGAAAGACTCAAGGAAGTGAAGAAAGCCATTGGCAAGGAAGCATGGCAGTGCTACAAGGACTACAAGAATCCTATGACCAACACCAGAGGTAAGGACTTGAAGCATGCACCCGACTCTACCCGTAAGGACATTGAAGATGCAATGGCAGACCTGCTGGGCGCACGTAACTCCATGACCGATGAACAGCTGGAGAAGGAGGATGCACAGATTCAGGGCGGCAGAAAGCAGGACAAGAAGATTAAAGAAGCTAAGAAGGTTGAAGCTGAAGCAAAGTAATCCAACAATACAAAATTAGTGGGCTTCCTAAAGAGTCTGTGCCCTAAACAGGCTCTTTTCCAATGCCTTCGGGCATCACCTAGAGTTGCTTAGTCTGGGATTAGCTCCAGACATTCCTGCCATATGTGGTGTTATGGCATGGTCTGAGACCCACACCACAGACATCATAGGTAACGACATAAATAATCTAACCATAGGAGTGATGTATTATGTCAAAAGTTTATGTTGTTATCAGTGATTCTATTATTCAAGGACACCAGTCCAATAGTTTGCATGGAGTTTATGCAACTAGGGACAAGGCTAAAAGCGTAGCCATATCCGCAATAATTAGCATGGCACGAGGACATTACCACAATATTAGCCAAGCTGATATCCGTGAGATGGATGACCTGGAGTTTAACTACCAGTCCGGCAATCTAGATATCTATGTGTCATGTATAGAACAGGAGGTGAGATAATCATGTTCAACCCTAGCATCATCCAGCGCAATATTCTTGCATTAGAGGACAAGCACGACAATGCAGTAGCCGTAATGGGTGGAGCGTACTGGGCAGCGCAAGAAGTCCACAACGACGAACCCGACTTTGATAAGTTCGTAGAATATCTGTCCAACATGCTCATAGACTATGACTTCTTTGGTTGGCACGAACCAAAACCTCAAGCCATGCGCACATTCTGTAAGCTTGCTATGGTAGACCCTGCGCTGGTAGAAGCCTATCTTGGTATGAAATTTGATGAGGTAGTATCATGAAGAAGTTTATCGCAATCACTCTGCTCGTTCTCGCTCTGATGTTCGCAGAGTACCGTTTCATCATGTGCAATCTGAAGCCCTATTATGCCGATGGCTATACGTACATCGAATTCATGGGGCAGACCGATAGGTATGAATAAACTCAGGAGGTGTTTATATGGGTGCTACACGAATGATTGTCAAGTATCGTGTCTACTATCGCCATGGAACTTTCGAAGAGTATGACTCAATCCATGACGCCCTGGATGCCCGTGTTGCGTATATGGACTGCGACGACTACTATGTACCAGGCATTATGGCTATGCTTAATGATGGCAATACGGCATGGGTTCTGTAAACCTATATAGGCTAGTTCGGCTAATGTCGGACTATCCAATTATGGGCTTATAAGTCCAGAGAAGGAGGAATAAATTATGTTCATGACCGAATACACTGACAAGCGTGACGAACTCTACAGCGCCATTGAGCACAACCGCAAGAAGCTCTTGGTTTGTAAGAACAAGACCAGCCCTGAATACCACTGTCTTCGCAAGGAGCAGAAGGTACTGAAGAAGGCTCTGGAAGCTTTGGAAAATCAGTATTGGGGATAACCCCAGTTAAGGAGGAATCAACCATGTCAATATTTGAAGAAAGAGGTGTTGAACGACAGTACGAAGCAAGGACAGTAAATGCAGCAAAGAAAGCACTACACTATAGCTGTAACAGGTGCAGCACGACAGGTAGGCACAACAACTGTAAAAACTGTGCCATAGCAAGCGCACACAAAGACGTACTCACGTTCGTACTTGCATAACATTGCTAGGACTCAGTGACACACGCCACCGAGTCCCATGGAGTGCTAAGCATATCCACGACATAACGCTTGTAAAGCGAAAGGAAGGTAGACATCATGCAGAAGACCATCATTACCGTTCAGAACAAGGCAACCCTTACCAGCGCAGGAAAGCGAAACAGCGCCTGTTGTAAGCCCGTCATTGCAATCGACATTCACAAGACTTTCAACAGTTGCACGGATGCAGCAGAGTACTTTGGTGTATCAATTAACACAGTACTTGACGTCCTCAAGAGAAGAACGACTGCTCTCAGAATGTACGAACGTGACGAGAACGGAAATAGAATCCGCTTCATCGGAACGTGTAAGTTGGCTTATGCGCACCATCCCGAAGAGTGTGCTGACCTGCTCATGGAGCACGCAAGCTATCTCATGGACGAACTCGAAAAGGAAAAGGCAAAGAACGCCATTCCCAACGATGAACTTGAAGAATACCTTGCATGGAAGGCAGAAAGGGAAGCAAAGCGCAAGGCAGAAGAAGCATACAACAAGTCGCTCAATGACGCAAGGGAACTGATTGAAACGCTCAATGCAAGACTGTGCAGACGTCAGCGCTTGGTTGAGCAGGCAAACGATGAGCTCCAGCGTCGTGTATCTCGTCTGATGGAAACAGAAAATGAACTGCATGAAGCAGAAATGAATCTTATGAAACTGGAAGGGAAGGTAAAAGCATGAGCATTATAATACTGATCGGCGCAGCCGCAATGACAGGAGCCGTTGCACATGACGCATACAAGGCATATGGCAAGGCAAAAGTAAAGGCAAACAAAGTGTGCACCAAGGCAACTGACGGACTCAACATGTACCTCAACGAATGCTTGCGTCGCAAAAAGGCAGCGCAACGCAAATGGTACTAAGGGAGGTGCAACGGAAATGAAGCGCAAACTCACCGCAATACTCTTACTCGCCATCATGGTAATCACCTACACTGCACATGCGGAAGATGTTGATTACTATAGGGAAATAACAGATAATCTCAACATCATACAAGTAATCGACAGCGCAGACCTCACAACAGAAATGCTTGAAAACCGCAACGGAAAGCTAATCATTGAGAAAATCATTGGCATTGTAACCGATAACAACGGAAATGGCAAGATTCTCAATGCGCCAGAGCAATTCAATTACATCAGCTACAAGTACGTAGAGGGTGCGCAGAAGGGAAACGTAATCCTCACATACTGCGTATACAACCCTTACACTGATTACTATGATGACATTCTTTACAGGTTCGACTATATCTTGATTGAATAAGCGAAACCTATATCAAACCCACAGGTTGCACAAACTTGTGGGTTTCATTATGGGCTTGGCTTAACAGCTAAACTCAAATACAACAAAGGGAGATGACAGCAATGGAAACCATGTACGAACGCATCAAGCGCATGACCGAAAGCGAAATGAGGGAATTCATTTACTTGGTCTATCTGTGCGGCAACTACGACGGCAAGGTAAACCTGTGTGACAGTCCTTGCGGCAGTTACTTTGGTGGTTACATGCTGACTCTGGAAGCGAAAGAAGTAATTCCCAACGACAACGTGAATGAATTGTATGCCAAATGGCTGAAGGGAGAAGAAAATGACTAACCTCGCAACTGTAGCTATTATCCGTAGCAACGGAAATGTAGAAATTCGTGGAAAGGGAGATTTGGAACTGATGAAAAGCATTGTGAGCACGGAGATTAAGCGTCAGCACGACAAGCGAGATGGAGAAAAGTTGCTGAGGTACAGAGCGCACAAGAAGCGTCTGGACGAACTGAAGGCAAACGGCAACGCAAAGGAAACATTCAAAGACAAGCTGATATTCTTTGTCGCATGCTGTATGTGCTGGAGGGAAATCCTTGCTCTGGTAAAGCGTATTGATGATGACGAATACGAAAGGGAAATCAAGAATAAGAGGTAACGATATGAAACTGAAAGATACTATCAACTCTCTTGAAGAAATGGGATTTCTTGATGGTGCAACGTACATTAATGTTACAGTAGTAAAAATAGGCAGCAGAGGAAGGAAAAGCGAAATTTTTCATGTCCACATTCCTGTCGATGAAGCAGTACATTTCTTTGGAGAGCTTGAAATTATACGCAACACAATTGAAAGTTTAAGGGAATGGCATGTTGGTCGATTTAGCTTCGAGCTTGCCTATGATAAACCAGAAACTAAAAGGGAGGAATAAAAAATGAAAGCAATCATCCTTAACAAATACGGAAAGAAACATCCTATGACCTTTGACATTGACACTTACCTCGAAAACGGAAATCTTTATGTGGGTCTCATCACTCACGAAGAAGGATATCCTGAGCCTTGGCAGAATCTCACTGTGAATCTCGGTGTTAAATGTGAACCGAACTGTGCATTCATTGATACCAACAACAATGGAAACGAAATCATTGAATGGCTTTGTGAAAACGAAATTGGCCATCCCACTGGAAACCTCAAGGCAAGTGGTTTCTGTGTATATCCCGAATTCCAGTTCAATATGGAAAAGCTCATGCAGCATGTAGAAGGGAGATAATGCAAATGAAATCCTTTGCTAAGTGGCTCAAAGACAACTACAACGAAGAAATGCCCAAGGGAATGACTGACGGAACTTGGTTTCATAAGCGTGGTTTGCCTCTGGTTGTGGAATGCAGCTGTTGCACTATGACTATGGCGCTGCCCAGTGCATTCATTGACGACGAGGGAAATGTATACTGTTCTAATTGCAAGGGAGATTAACAGCACAGTCTGTTAATAATACACAACATCAAAAGGAGAAATGACATCATGAAGACTCTGAACATCATCCTCACGGTCAAGGCAATCAGCACCAACACTGCGGAAATGATTTGCAAGCGAGAACTCATGGAGTTTGCGAAAACTCTTGGACTGCGAAGCGGCAGTTTCATGGCATCCTGTGATGGAAACACGACCTACAAGGAATATGACCTTTATGAAGTAGATGCCAATGTGCAGATTGATGGAAATTTTGACGTAACGGAAACCATCAAGGAAATGCAGCGCAATTGGAGCAACAAGTCTGAAATCCTGAGCAGCATGGTCTTTGTATATGAAACGAAGCCTGAAGAGAAACATGAACCTAAGCCTGCAGTTGTTACCTGCGATGAATGCGGTCAGATTATCGTCAAGGAATATGCAACTGTGGTCAACAAGGGAATTGGCGCAGAGTATGTGGTATGCGAAGAGTGCCTTGATGACCTGTGGGAAAAGGGAACTGTCACCAAGTGCGAACATTGCGGAAACTGGATTGACAATGATGAACTCGTTGAAAATCCTGTAACGCATGAAGATAGCATTTGTCCTATTTGCGGCGCAAATTACATCGCATAAGGCAAACAACGACTATGGGGTGGGGCGCAAAACCTCACCCCTAGCAAAGGAGAATGACAGCATGAAGTGCTATAAAGAAAAAGAACTCATCATATTTGATTTCGAGAACGGAAAGCGTGCAACCTACAACATGAATACTGGTGAAACCATTGGCAAGGGAGGTTATCCTGTTAAAACTCTTACCAGCGCACTTGCTGGAATGGAAATCATGGACATTCTCAATTCGTTTACGGATGAAAAATATCGTGGATTTTTGATTGAAGTATGGCAGCACAAAACGCCGCACACATACAGATATTACAATAGCAAGAGTCGTGTAACAAATTTGGGCACTCTGCTCAAATACGCAAATGAATACAAGACTTACGAACAGTATTACATTGCGGGGCTCAAGGCAGATTGGGATATTAGCATTCCGTTAAAGGAAGTGCCCAAGGGACTTCTGAAGCTGTGCAGAACGTACAATAAATCGCTCAATAGAGAGCTGATTAACAGCTACAAGAAAATGCCGGACGCCTACACTGTCGCTTTCTCAATGGAATTTGAAACTCTAACTGACAATGAGCTTTGGGGCATCTTGAATGCGCTCACTCCTCGTGATTACTACGGATATGATGCATCTTGCCGTTTGCTTCACCACCTCAACTACGACCTCAAGGCACTTTTGCGCTACATTGACTACTTGCTCACCCTTGAAGGACTGAACACATACGGTCTTGTAAGAGAAATTGGTGACTACGCAAACATGATGTCACTTATCAGCAACAAGTTTGAAAAATATCCTCGTTACTTCCTGAGCACTCACAAGATTGCAGCTAGAAACTTTGAGCGCTTGAAGCACCAGTTCGACGAACGGAACTTTGCAAAGCAAATCAAGCCTGAATATGAAATCACTCACGGAGATTACAAGTTCTTCTATCCTCGTTGCACTCAGGATATCAAGGATGAAGCAGTTCAGCAACAGAATTGCGTCGCAAGCTACATTGAGCGCGTAATCAATGGTGGTTGTGATATTCTGTTCTTGCGTAAGAAAGACAATCCCACTAAGAGTGTAGTAACCATTGAAGTGCGCAACGGAGAAATTGTGCAGGCTTTCCAGGCATACAATACTCCTTGCAATGAAGAGCAGCGCGAAGCAATTGAAGCATTCAACAAGAAATTCAGTAAGAGAAAGGAGAAATAAACATGACTCTTAAAGAGTTTGCAAATGTGGATTCCTACTACAGAGATCTTGACACAGGTCAGGAAATATCATGGCGTGATTACATGCGCCGTGTAATAGACAAGCTTGGATTTGATAATGTTAAGTATTACATTCCGTTTGAGCTTGACTACCTCAAAGAGAAATACAAAACAGATATCAACTTCAATAACACTCCACTTCGAGTGTGGGATGCAGCATCTGGATTTCACCCAAAGGCAGACAACAAGACAAAAGTGCTTGAATACAAGCGAATGCGCGTAGGTATTGCAAACTTGTTTGTGCGCAAGGACATCAGAACATACAGTCCATCCGAATGTGTATGCGTCCTCAAGGAGGCCGCAAGAATGCTTTGCGAAGGAGATGAATAACATGGACTATGGTCCAATGAAGAAGGCAGAAGCAACTCAGCTCTTCGTAGAATCTTACTACGGAGATAAAGAAAACTTGCATCAAGCTATCAAGAAAGATAGACTTGCAGTGCAGTACGAATGGGAAATCTTCGTTGACTCGCTTTGTCGTAACGGTGAAATTAGTATCAAACAATATGATTCATGGATTTTTCCGTGGTGAATGGAGGTAAAGAAATGAAAATAATTGATAATGCATTGGGTGGTATTGAATTTGGAGACCTTGGGGTCGGCGCAACATTCAAGTATGGAGAAGAGTATTTTATAAAAATACCACTAATCTCATGCCAAACGAGTTATCACAATGCAGTAAACCTTGAAGAAGGAACAACGCATTGCTTCAACGCAGACGAATCAGTCATCCCTTTCAACTGTGAACTGATTGTACTATAGAAAGGAAATGCAACATGAATATCACTAAGAAACCGGAGAATGCAAAATTTTTTCACAGCCTCGAAAAAGGAACTGTATTCAAGTTTCAGACTGGCGACCATATTTTCATGAAAACTGAAAGAATTGAAACTGGTGACTTCATGTGTAATGTGGTTGATTTGACAAACGGCAGTCTTGAAATGGCATATGAAACTGCTGTTGTTATCACTCTCGACCACGAACTCATCATCAAGTAAGAAAGGAAATTACATATGTACATTAACAAACCTCATAATAACACGGCAAAACTTGAAGACCTTACATGTGGTTCAGTTTTCGCCACAAGTGGTGGGCTATACTACATGAAAATTTACGACCCTATGTGCAATAACAATGCAGTTAACCTGTATGACGGAGATGTATGTTACTTTGATGAAGAAACAATCGTTTACATCGTTGATTACGAATTCACCATCAAATAAAGGAAGTGATTCAAATGCCAGATAACTTGCGCATCGTACAAGTCAACGGACACTACGAAGTCTACATCAATGGAGAATACTACTGTAGCGCAGACAGCATGATTGAAGCAATAAATGAGGTTGAAAATCATGGAAAATAAATTGCGATTGCTAATTGAACGGTTGCTAAAAGAAGTGTATGATGCAACAGAAAATCGTCATATGAATGATTTTGAATATGGAAGAGTTTCCGCACTTAATGATCTACTTGAACTAATTGATGAAATGTAAGGAGGTAAAATCATGAACATAAACGGATACGAAACAATCACCACTTTCTGGCAGGATTTCAGCATCGCAGACAGATTCGGTATTCACGCAATAAAGGAAACATACACCAGAGCGTTCAACGAATGGAAGTCAAACCACAAGTATCTTACAGAACTTGTAATGGTGCTTAACTGGAAATGCTGGGACTTTTACCATACAGGAAATAACGAATACTCTCTGCTGTATTCAAACCTGTATCACGAAGCAAATAACTACGCATGGGAGAAGCTTAAGGGAGAAGAGCTTGAGTATTATTGGAGAACAACTGATTAAAGGAGGTATAAAACAATGACCAACAGAAACGAATCACTTGCAATAGACATATACACATGGTGCAAAAAGCATCATCTCTGGAGCGACATTGTAATCTACTTCGATGGCAAGGCATTTGCAGACTGTGACGAATGGGAGGGAGTGCTTGGCAAGAAAATTGATGAAGATCTATATCAGTACGAAGGCAAAGATCCTCTGAAATACATCGAATACGCAAATCCCGACACAATCACAATGAGCTTTGAAGGGCCGCTGTACTCAGTGCTTAACGGATATGTGCGCGGCGGCTATAAGCTTGAAGAACAGCTTCAGAAGCTATTCGCAAAGTATAATCTATATTTTGAGTATGGCTACAGTTGGTCGTTGAGTGCATATGAGTTGTAAAGGAGAGTAGTTATGAGTGCCAAACACCATACTATAAGCGACGAAGAAATCTTGATAAAGTGTATTCTCCTTTTAACATCAAAACTAAACGAAGAAGGACTCATTGAAATGTTATATTATGTTTCACAAATCCATCATAATCCTGAGTTTAAAAAACAACAGTTTGTAAAGGAGAATAACAATGGGTGAAAATGCAGTAAGCCTCGTAAAATTCAGAGACACTCTGGAAGAAAACTCCACAGAGCATTTCGGTATTCTCTTCGACAACGGATTTATCCTGTGTTTCTGTTGTGGTGGATATATTGAACCTGAAGACTATGAGATCATTGAAAACCACAACGGATTTGCATATCTGGACGAAACGCTGAAAGAGCATTACTAAGAAAGGAAGTGCACCATGACAGTTGAAGAACTCAAACTCGAAGCGAAAAAGCTGGGCTACAACATCATCAAGATTCCACCTAAACCAGTGAAGCTACTTCCTTGTGTTTGTGGTCGCAAGCGCATTGACAACTACGTAACATACGATTCGGTCGCAAAAGAATCTGGTTATATTTACAAATGCACGTGTGGTCTCAGAAGCGAACGTGGTAAGACTATTCGTGAAGCAAGAGAAAAGTGGAATGAAGCCGTAGAGAGGACTGAGGTAAAATAACATGGTAGTTGCTGATAACAGATCCAAGATTCCCAGTGTAGAATTCAGAAATCTTAGTAGCGGAACTGTATTTGAACATGGTGGAGCAATGTTTATGGTAATTGGTCCAGTAGAAAACTCACTTGGAACAATTATGTGTAACGCAGTTACTATCTCACATGGACTTACAAGAATTTTTCGCCCGAGTGACATGGTAATCCCATTGAATTGCAGGCTTATAGTTGAAAATAATGGTGTTGTTTGGGAAAATGACTGTACGGAGGTAAAGTAAATGAAAGTAATTGGACAAATCATCAGTTCACTCGGATACATTCTTTTTGGTATAATCGCACGCAAGAACGGAATTGATGGAGCGGCATTTTGGGCGCTACTCGTATGCGTAGTAATTGCTGAATGTGGTACGTTTATTAAATATGGATTTGATTAACGGAGGTAACTTAAATGTACAAAACAAAACCGCGAAGCAACCTCTACGTACTCGGAACAGCACCAAACGAACTAATCTGTCTTTATATAGATAGAGGTCACGTATGGGGTATTCAACCTAAAATGCCTTATATTGATGATCAAAGTATTATTGTTGGACTTGCTAACGCAAGAGATATTGTGGATCAAATTAAAGGAGACTTTGATAAGATTCACAAATTCCATCGTTCTACATTTGAATCAGTTATTGGCGAGAGCAATGAAATCAATCCAAATGATATTCACATTTACAACCTTGGCATTGTTGAGAGGGTGATATAAGTGAAACTGCATCACATTAAATGGAAACTTAAACAGCTACCCAACCTTATTGTCCGACTTGTTACATTCGACCATTGTTACATTTGCGAGGAATGCCACCGAATTCATAAACGAAAGGAAACTGACATTCGCTTTGATAATGAAAGTGATATTGGAAGGCTCATGTCTAATAGATGGTGGTATGGTGGTGTATGCCGAAAAGGATATGAGGATACAATTAACAGGGCTGTGAATCTTTTGAGAGACGAAATTTTAAGGAGATGCAAATGACCGAAAGAACCTACAACATAATCATGGCATGTAAAAAGGTAGCGTATGGAGATGTAATTGAAGCCGCTAAAGAATACATGTCAAAAGAATGTGATGTTCCTATTGAAGAATACACTCAATCCCAAATGTCAAAGATTATGAAAACCGCAATGTTTGATTATCTTGACAGCTGTGACAAGCCAAGCGCATTTATAAGATGTCTAATGGAGGTGGACAATTACTTCGACAGTGTAAGTCTTGGAGAAAGAATTGCGCTTGCTTTTCGTTCGATTCGAGTAAAGAATGGTGATATGTACATTAACGGATTTGGAGAGTGGATGAAATGAAGTACACAGTAGGCGTTGCCGTAGATGGCAGAGTGTACATTGAAGTTGAAGCTAATAGTTTTGATGAAGCGGCAGATAAGGCAAACGACATGGTATGTGAGATTAACTTTGGTCGGCTTGAAAACATCAACTGGAATGTAGCCAATGCCGAGGACGAAGAAGGAAGATTCATGATGTATTAAAGGAGAGTGATCGAATGATAGCATTTATACAAACAAGCATTGTAGGCATTTTAACGTGGATGTGTGCAGGAGATTCCGAAATGATGATGAGAATAGGGTTTATTCTCATATGCATAGGAAACATCGGGTCACTTGCTACTTACGAACATTTAAAATAAAGGATTGAAAAAATAGAAAGACAAATTAGTAAGGAAAGTGATATAATGAAACAGTACAAAATTAATGAAAGGAGCGAAGTGCGTGATAACAATAACAGAAAAAGAATATAAAAAAATACAACGATTAAGAGACAAGTTCTACGATGGTGTTGACACATACTGCGCAAGACTTGATACCACCGAACATTTTAGAGATCCATTTGAAGATATAATGGAAATTATTGATGGTGCAAAGAAAGGAGAATAAATATGGGACAGAGATTGGTTGTAACAGTTAATAGATGTGGCAAGGACTTGTGCAAGATTTACTTTCATTGGAGCGCATACAGTCACAGTGCACTGATGGAAGCAAGAGACATAGTAAACTGCATTTACAACAGCGAAGATGAAAGCGAAAGCGCACTCTTGCTCAGACTGATTCGATTCTGCGAAGATAATGGTGGCGGCATTCGAGGTGACGCTTATGAGTTTGATTACATTCAGAAACTTTATCCGAATGAAACTTTCAAAAAGGAAGACTATAGCAGAAACCGCGGTCTCATTGCACTAAGTGAAAAGGGAATGGAAGAACTTCAGTATTGGAGTGAGGGCGATATTGAAATTGACCTTGATGACGAGGTGATTCATAACAGCGTATTCTATTATTACGATTGCATTGAACATTACAACGAAGAAATCGCAGAATATGGCGATGAATTTGAACCGAAAACGCTTGACAACATAACCGATATTGGATATGACCTTGGAGAGATTGCAATTGAAGATATTGATTATGTCATTGAGGAAATGAATAAGGTAAACTTTGTTTGCAGATACGGAAATGAAATTTACGACTTGATTGAGTAAGGAGTTGTAACTATGAAGCATTATGTTGTGCGCATTGAAGAAACACTGGCAAGAACAGTTGTAGTGGCCGCAGAAAACGCAAGTGATGCAGAAAAGAAAGTAGAAGCTGCTTACAACGAAGGTGTGTTTTGTATTGACGTTGACGATTATGACGGATATGATATTAGCGCTCTAAGAGAAGCGAAAGAAAATGAACTTAGTTATTATGATGTGTTGGAGGATGATTAATGATGAATAAAGTATATACGGTAACAAGCACAGACAAAATAGACTATGACATATCGTTTGAACAACGAAAACATGGTTGTTTTTACGACAGAAACAAAGCACTTCAGTGCGCGAAGGAGGGTTTTGAAGAGATAAAAGAAGCGTATGCTGATGAAATGAAGAAGTATTCAAATAAAGAGTTGTATCCAGATGATGACTGGGATAGTGGTGCGCTGTGGATTGAAGAAGATTACGAACATGGTTATTATTGCATCTCATATGGTGCAGATGAGAACTATGAAAGTCATCAGATTTGCGTAGATGAGTGGACAGTACAAGATTAATGGAGGTATAAAACAATGGCAGCTAATGATGAAAATCTATGCAATGAAATATGGAAACCAATTCCGTCACTGAACAATATGTACGAAGCAAGCAACTTCGGAAGATTCAGAAATGCAATCACTAAGCGTACATTAAAGCAATTCGAAAATAAAAATGGATATATGACATTACAAGCAAGGCCACAGAAATATCAAGTGATAAATATTCGTGTGCATAGAGCGGTTGCAGAAGCATTTCTTGGCAAGTGTCCAGAAGGATATGTTGTTAATCATAAAGATGGTAATAAGCATAACAATAAAATTGAAAATCTTGAATATGTGACGCCATCTGAAAACAATCAGCATGCGCTTGATAATGGGCTAAGACATCCAGCGGATGTAGCAACATATGCACCAAGAGAAGAGCAGCACTATAATGCAATAATCACAAGCGATATAGTATGTACAATCTTGAAGATAAGAGATGATACAGGCTTTGGATGTAGGAAAATTGCCAAGATGCTCGGTCTAAGCAGAGGGTTGGTAAATGGCATTTTGTCTGGTAAATCGTGGAAAGAAACTGTAAGTAATTACTATAAAGAAAAAGGAGAAAAGGAAAATGCATAATGTTGAATCTATGTTTTATGTAAGACAGGTACCGTGGCATGGACTGGGTGTGAATGTTGAAAAGGCACCGACGAGCGAAGACGCATTGCATTTTGCTGGACTTGATTGGCGCGTAGAACAGACTCCTGTGTTCACTGATTCTGGCATTGAGATTCCTGGATATAAGGCAAACAGACGTGACACTGATGGCACGATTCTTGGTATTGTAAGCGACCGCTATAAGATTGTACAGAACGTTGAAGCGTTTGAGTTTACTGATGAAATTGTTGGTGAAACGGAAGACGGAGTTGTAACCTATGAAACCGCAGGCTCTCTCGCAGGAGGCAAGAGAATTTGGCTGCTCGCAAAGATGCCTACAAAGAAGGTGCTTGATGATGATGTAGATCCTTTTATGGTGTTTACAAATTCTCATGATGGCACAGGCGCAATCAGAATTGCCATGACTCCTATTCGAGTGGTTTGTCAGAACACTTTAAGTATGGCACTTAATGGTGCAAAGCGTCAGTGGAGCACTAAGCACGTTGGCGATATGCAGTCTAAGCTTGAAGAAGCGAAATTGTGTTTGCAGTTGGCTAACGATTATATGGTAAATCTTGATGAAGAGGCAGACCGACTTGCAAACGCAAAGCTTTATCGTGAACAGATTGAGCAGATTCTTGATGAAATGTTCCCTGTAAAGGAAGATGCAAGCCAGAAGAAAAAGAACAATGTACAGCAGTTTAAGAATAACTACTGGACTGCATACAACATGCCAGATATTGCAAAGTTTGAAGACAGCGCATGGAAGGCAGTTAACGCAATGAGTGATGTTATTACCCACGCAGCACCTCGACGCAACACCGCAACGTATCAAGAAAACCGCTGGAGCAAAATCATGGATGGACATGCAATCTTTGACCAGTTTAACAACATGGTAAATAAAAAGATTGCTGTGTAAAAGAAAGGAGATTAATTATGGGACTCGATATGTGGGTTAGACGTGTAAGAAAACCTGATCTTGAAGATAAGGTGTACACTGTAGAAGAAATTAGTAACATGGGTTATGCAATGGTTGCTGTTGAAGAAGTAGAAGAGAATTTTGAACAGCTTATTCCATATACTGTTGTAAGAAATGTACTTACAGAATATTACAACAAAGAAAAGATGATTGAAGATTACAAGCTGCCGAAAAATTCACGCATTGGAATGTATTCTTATGAAGGAATACGTATCTCTGGAAGAAATGACAATGACGAATATGTAGGCCAGTTCATTTCTAGAGAGGAAATTGAAGAGAAATATACAATTACCAGATCTGTTCCTACTTACATCTGGTATGAAGAAGAGGAAGCGTACTGGCGCAAGCATTATGAACTGCAGCAGTGGTTCTATGACAACCTCGAAGATGTAGACAATTGTGGTTATTACATCCTTGACGCAGAACGGATTGCGGAAATGAACACGGAATTTGATGAGCATGTTTCCGAAGAAGACCCGACTGACGAAGAAGCACTGTTCTATCACGAATGGTATTAAAGTAACAACACAAAATTAATACGGGAGGTGAAAATTTGGACATTTTGTTGAAGAAGTTTTTTGAAACTGAACGCTGGGAGCAGGCACTTGAAGTTGGTGTCGACAAGCACATCGACAAGGGAGAATTAAGAAAACTTACATCTCCAGAAGTTAGACTTGCGCTGTACAATGCAATTATCACTGATAATTACGAAATCGCTCCGCCGCACCAAGCACAGATTCCTAAAGACAATGGAGATATGAGAATTGTTTACGTTAATGAAAATGTAGACCGAATCTTCTTATCCATTGCAAACAATTTGTTCTTTGAGATGTTTCCTGAGTTCGTTCATAAGAGTTGCAAATCATACCAAAGCGGCATTGGTTGCGGCAAGATTGTACAGGAAGTATCAAGGCAGGTGATTAATACAAAGACTCGCGAGGTTGGACTGAAAGCAGACCTGACCAAGTATTTTGATAGGGTTCCTATCAGATACATTGATGACATCTTTGACAGAATGGAATCGAAAGTTGGTAAGTCAAAGATCATTGATGTTGTAAGGAAATACTATCATGCAGATTTGTGCTTTGACTTCAATGGAGAACTGATTGAACATTATCAGTCTTTGAAACAAGGTTGCGCTGTGGCAAGCTTCTTGGCTGATGCAGTGTTGTATCCCATTGACAAGGCAATAAGTGATATGAATGTTTACTATGTTAGATATTCAGATGATTTGTTGGCACTAGGAAATGAGTGGGAGCAAGCATACGCAGCCATTAAGAGAATGCTTGATGAAATGGAACTCGAATTGAATCCAAAGAAAGTTGAGATTCTTACGAAAGACAGGTGGTTTAAGTTCCTTGGTTTCTATATCAAAGGAAATCAAATTACACTTGCCAAGTCTCGCGTAAAGAGTTTTCAAAAAGAGATTGAATCTCGGACAATCAAGCAGCGCAATATTTCCATGAAGCGAGCGCTCAATCAAGTTCAATCTTATTTGTATAAAGGAGATGGCAAGTATTCGTGGGCAACTTCAGTGCTTCCCATCATTAATGTACAAAAAGATATTGACATTTTGAATCAGTTCGTAATGGATTGCATTAGAGCCTGTGCAACAAATAAGAAAAAGATTGGAGGTCTTGGTAGTGTAAGTGATAAAGAAGATTACACCATCTTAAGAGGGACGGGCAAAAATGTAGCGGCGAACAGAAATAAAACCGACAAGGAAATTGACGGTTATCTGTCAATCCGCTGCATGCAGAATGCAATCCTCACAAACAGAGCAGTTTATGACACTTTGGTGAGAAGCATGTGATTGACATTTTGGAGTGCGACAAAAGCAAATTACAATGTAGCCGAGATTCAACTGGGGAATTATTACGCATTGAAACTGGCTGCGCCTAGTCGCTATCACTTTGAAGGCGCACGCAAGTTTCAAATTGCTCCAGCTCCCATGCCAGGTCGCTGAAATAATTCCCCAATATGAGACAGTTAAAGAAACGCACAATGGCTATGAGTAATGATGTAGTGCAACAGTGAATTACAAGACAACTAGATTCAATAGAAGGCAAGTAGACCTGCGTGCCCAACGGGATAACACACTGAGACCTCAGAATTATCCCGTCTCTCACGCAGGCATTTGCCTCTTATATGAAACAACTAGAGAAATGCACCAATGTTGTTGAGTAATTTAATTCGTAGTGTGACGATGGATTACAAGGTAATAGAATTCAGACGACTGCTCATTAACCCAGATCACAGGCCAGATCGCAGGGTTATCATCCTGCCATCATGGCCTTAAATCTGGCATGCGCAGTCAAACATGAAACAGGTAAAGGAACACACCAGTATTATGAGTAATCTATGCAGTATAGCAGTAGATAGCAAGGCAGTTGATTCAATTTCCTGAAGCTATAACGTCTCGCATTAGGAGGCTGCCAGCCGAATTATCTTTCAGGGGCTGCCTCCAATACGAGCCTCGCTTCAGGATATATGAGACTTCTAAAGATATATACCAAAACTGTTGAGCATCTATCAAAAAGGAGGTAAGACAATGACAATTTATGAAGAGCTGCTTTTAAGAGTTGAAAACGGAGAGACGTTCCATATTGACTTTGAGAAGCGAACAATGAAAGTCGGCAATGATTATCTGATTAAGAACGGAGAATATGATACTTCAAGGAATTTGTTTAATCGTAAAGGAGATCCTACAACGATGGAACTTGTTCTTGGAACGATTGATGTATTATATGACAGATATAAGTATTCTCTACCAAGTGAAAGGAGTGATAATAAGAGACGAACATACTTCAAAGCGCTGCCAATTGAAGAGATTCCTGATGAAAGATTATTTTTGGCGAACAGGAGGGAGATTACAAAAGCACGGCTTGAAGGATTTATCCTATGCATTGCGCTTGAAGGCAGCTTTGTGTGGGATGAAAAGACTATGGGTAAGTGGTTTTACCAGTCAAAGAATGATAAAGATCTAGTAATTCTAAGAAAGTGGATTGAAAATAATTAAAAGATAAGGAGAATGATATTATGTTGAACAAGAAAGAAAGAATGGAAAAATTGAACCAGGCAGGCATCAACACCAGCAAGTACTTCACTGTGGACCTTGACAATGGAACCAAGATTCATCTGATTATTGATGAAAATGGACAGCCTGTGGTGGTTAATGGCAAAGAACCCGATCCCATTGTAGAACAGATTATCGCCAATGGATATGTAAGGAACACCAAGCTTCACAGAAGGTTCGTAATGGCTCAGATGTTCCAGATGTTGAATTGGAAGTCCTATGATGGAATGCATGAGGGCTACACTGATTACCTTCATAGAATGTACGGCTATCAGTACACTTTCGATATGATGCTCGAAGAAGTAAGAGTGCTTAGCTGCCTTGAAATCAGCGACAAGGAAAGCTTTGATGAAAGAAGCCACTTCTTCACCAAGGAAGTTGTTATTGATGTGGCATGTGATTATGTGGAAAAACTCAAGGATTATGTTGATAAGCTTCCTACTAAGAAGTGCAAGGGAGTTCCTTACAAGAGAGTAAATGGAATTGACATCTTTGTAGAGGATTTGAACAAGAAACTGTATCGTCCGCTGATGAGTAAGATTGTGTATCTTAAGTATGCAGTTAGTTACGCTTCACTGTATGGTTATCTTAAGGACTTTATGAAGGACATGATTAAGCTTCCTTATGAAACTCGCAAAAGCAAGGCATGGGTTGATGCTTTCAAGGGAGAAGGTGCTTATTATACGCTTAAGAATCTGGTAATGTATCACGACTGTGTAATTAAAGATAACAATGGAACGCTTACCAATTATGGGTCTATGCAGGAGCTTAAATACAAGCTTAACGAATATAGGGGAGAAGGTTGGAGAATGTTTGCGCTGATGAAGAAGGTAATTAAGGACAATAATTTCAACTATGCTAATAGAATGCATGAGCTTGGAGTAAAGGGCTATTAACATAACGCAGATAGATACTGCGAATGCATAAGGTGTTTCAATTTAACTCCGATCAATCCTCAAGCTCAATTTACCAGCATTACAGCCGGTTTATCTACCCGGCTTCCTTGCTGGTAACTTTCTCAGATTGATCCGAATATGGAACTTGTAAAGAAATATCTACGGAAATACAGAGTGCATTTTAATTTGGTATAAGCGCCAATATACACAAGGGAATTCAATTCAGCCGAGCTGCACAAACACCTGGGCGCTGATCTCGTCACCCGGTTATCACCCGGTTCTGAGATCATTCCCAGGTTCAATGCAGCTCAAACATGAATCTGTTAAAGAGAGCTTACGGAATTCATGAGTGTATATGAAATAATAACGACTTGAAAGGATAATTTTATGAGGTGATAATATGAGATATGTATTTGAAGGAACATACTGGAAAGCAGAAAATAATGTCTATATTGATACGCAAGATGACGAGTATGGATATTCAGTAGTTTGCTTAAATGGATTTATTGGTAAGCATATAAAGGTGGGTTCAAAAGTAACTGTTGTAATTGATGTAGAAAAGGAAATAAAATGACGATTTGATGAGGTGAAAGTATGACAGACAGAGAAAGACTGCTGGGCATGCTGAATGGAAACGATAGCCTGAATTCGATTGAAGATATTCTAAAGCGATATCTTTATGTATGCTATGACGATATTTCAGCATTACAGCTTAGCGAAATGTTGGCAGACGTTAATAATACCCTTAGAGAAAAAGTAAGAGAACTCAGCAGGATAAAGTGTATTGCCAATGAAAAAGCATTTTACCTGAAGACATATCTTAGTGGAGAGATGTGGCTCACTGAGGAAGCTGCAAAGGCAAATCTTCAGCCGCAGATTAACAATGCACAGGCAATCATTGATGCTTGCAAGAATTTGTGAAAGGATAATTTGAAGAGGTGACAACATGGTAAACGGCATCAAATTTAATCACGAAAGATTTGATACGAAAGACGACAATAATCTTTTGTGTCCAATCACAGAAAACATCATCATTCTATGTAACAATACAAGTTTAATGAGGACTTTTGCAACAGAGATCGTCGCCACTATAAACGGAGAAGCAGAGTACAATGATTATGATTGCGACGATGAAGATGTTGGAAACGCAAAGTTTGAATTGGACTTTGGACTTCAAAAGGTAATTGATATCAATGGTCAAAAGATTTTTTTGGCGCTTGAACCAGCAATGGTATATAAGGCAAAGCAAATTGAAGACATCTGGTTTCTTGATTATGTTGGTAGCGGTGATAGTTATAAAGAACAGATTTATCCTATGACCGTGTTCAAGGGTAGCCGTGACAAGTGGAACGAAGGATTGTGTGCAGTGTATAAAATGATTGTGGGCGGACGATATGGTTGCTATGATGGAAAGTGGACTAATTTGAGATGGGGTGGCTAAGGGGGTTTAATTATGGCACTAAGAGAAGTAACAGTAGAAGTAGTAGCTAAGTATATCACAAAAGTTGTTGCAGGTAGCGCCAAAGAAGCACAAAGTGCCGCAAGAAATTTAGTGTTTCTTGGTGCGATCAGTCCATGTGACACAGAGGAGTTTATAATTGATGTTCAGCCTATGAATGTAAGTGAGGAGGATGGGTCATGTCAGACACAAGAGTGATTATTACAATTGACGACGAAGAACAAATCAGTCTAAGAGATTTCGGTTACATTACAGACGAACAATTTGATGACAAAGAAGCAATTACGAACGCAATTCACGATATTATTTCTGATTTGTGGAAAATGATCGCACATTAAGGAGGTTTAATTATGAACAATTACACAGAATCTAAACAGAAGTTAGATAAAATTCGCGCCAAGTACATATGCAAAGGAGATGTGATTTTCCGCACAGCAATTCAGTATGTTGTTGAATGCGGACAGAACGCATTTAGAGACGAAGCATGGTACGAGGATCAGCTCAATGCAATAGATGATCGCCATGATGCAGCTGAAGCGGTAGGTAAAATTCTGTTCATGACAAGAAGCTTTGAAAAGGCAATTTTTCAATGCGCAAATGAATTGGCGCATGTTGAAACGTATGATTTGCTGATTTATGTTTCAAGAGAAATCTATCTTGGTGGAGATGGAATTGACTACCAGCGAGCAATGCAAATCATTAGAGATTGTCTGTGCTATATTGCAGATTGTTATGGATCGTATCGACTTGATGAAGAAGAAACGCTCGCCAAATTCAGAAATATTGACCTTACAGACGAAGAAATTGAATATTTTGGTTGGGGAGAGCTGCTTGATTGTGAGGAGGAAGAAGAATGAAATACATCCAGCCTATGACGTGCGATGATTTTGCCCAGCATCTTTTGACTCTTAAAAACGGAGACACGGTTGAATTTGGATGCGACCCAGGGGTTGATTGGCCTGACGAAATTCCAGATACTCATAGCGTAGAGGCATGGTATTTTGCAAGAGTAATTGAAATCCCAGAATACACTTCTAGGTTTATTTTGATTGATTATGCTGGAGGAGAATCTGCTTTTGCGATTCCGCTCAATTGTTATAAAAACGGAAGTGACGGTGATGATGAATATATTGTCCCACAATATGTAAAGGAATATTTTAAAGGACATTGCCCTGATATCAATGGTATTGATGATTATGTATTTGTTGAAATGGAGGAAGAGTAATGGAAAATAAACTTATTATTCCGTTTGGGAGCTATCAGATTGTCGCAGAAATTGATGACAGAAATCAACCTGAAATTCCGCCAGAAATGATTATCTGTATTCGGGACAAGGACGGTAGAATTATTCAGGATGTATGTTTGGTGAGGCCGCACTATGAAGTCAAACATGGAACAATGGAATTTGCAACGTATGACGATGTTCTAGATTGTCTTGTGTGGGCAGATTCCGATGATGAGGATTATACTCACAAACATATTATTGGAGTATATAAGGAGGAAGAATAATGGATATTAACTATTATATTGACAAGCATCCTGGAATTCCCGAATTCGTCATGAAGGATATGCGTCAGCGCCTCGGTTATGATGAAGATGACACTACCCCAGACGAAAAGATTTTATCCATGTCTGGTAAGGAATTTCTTGCAGAATATCTGTGCTGGAACGGACTTATTGGGTTTGCTGATATGATTCTTGAAGCTATTTACATGGCATATGGAGTTAGCTTGGAAGATGAACCGTTTGATGGAGAAATTAAAAGAGAAATGGAAAAATGGGAGGTATAATAACATGAAACAGAATAAAGAATTTTTTGCAACTAAACAGGAGTATATTGATTTTCTCGCAAACAAGAGTAATGAAATTAACATGGCTAATAAGAACAGCAAGACTGGCGCAGCTTGTTTGAATCTTGCATTTCCAGTATGTACTTGTCGTAATGATGCACCTTGTAAGTCAACTTGCTATGCATGTAAGGGATTTCAGCAAATGGCGAATGTACAGGCAGCATATTACAGAAACCTTAGACTGTACTATGACGATCCTGACAATTTCTTTGAACAGGTTTATTACAAGGTAAAGTTTTCTGGACTTCCTAAGGTGAGAATTTTCGATAGCGGTGATTTCCCTGATATGGCTTTTCTGGTAAGACTTGTGGATCTGTGTAAGAAAACTCCTAGCACTAAATACATGGCGTTTACTAAGCAGTACGAACTTGTAAATGACTACATTGACAAGAACGGAAAACTGCCTGACAATCTTAATATCATGTTTTCCGCTTGGGACAAGCTGTGGGAAGTTCCTAATCCTCATGGACTGGGTGTTGCGTATGTAGATTTTAACGACAAGCGTTTGAATCCTGACTTTCCTAAGAACGCGTTCGTATGTCCTGGAAGAGAATCTACTTGCTCGGCTTGTGGCGCATGTTGGTCTAAAGCGCTCAAAGCAGTTGTGTTTCATCAGCATTAAACAGTACAAAATTAATTGAGGTGGCTATTATGAGTAAATTTGGTTTGACAAAAGAAAGATACGAACAAATGATGAGATATTATGGAAACGACGAGGAAGCAATTAAAGATATAGTTTATGATTGGGGACCTGAAAGTTGCAATAAGGGCTATGAGGTTTTTAACTTTGATGGAACTGGAATGTTGGAGATTGAAGCAATTAGTGATGTAGGATGTTTTGATGATGATAAGGCTACAGAGCAAGCAATTAAAGATGGAGTTAAAATTATTCCTATTGAAGAACTTCCTGAAAACTTTGACAGAAAATATTTGGGCTGGATTGACACAAATGAAAACAGAAAAGCGATTCAAAAGTATTGTGATAAATATTGTTAAAAAAGGAGATATGTTAAATGGATATAAGAACAATTAAAAAATTAGAACGATTAGGATTTGATGAAGATTGGTTAACTATTGTTAAGAGCGAATGGAAACCAAAGAAGCGCGGCCAGTATGACATGCTGATTACAGACATAAGAAATTTATCTGATGATCCGTTGTATGGAGAGCGCATTGAAAGAACTAAGTTTGATAATGATTATGACTTGTCTTTAATTTATATGTATTTTGAGGGGAATGCGTATGTAATTGTAGATTGTGATACTAATAAAATCATTAGCAAGGGAATCATTGACTATAGCATCTTTGATGTGATGCACGATTACACTCAAGAAAATTGGGATATGTACAGTGAAGACGAGATTAAACAAGAACGACTTCAGAAGGCTGAAAGAAATGAAAGCTTGATTAATAGGCTTACAAGAGATAATTGTGAGCTGAGACTTGAAATTGCGCACTTGAAAATGCAGCTTAAGGAGAAATAGTATGAAAAAGGTTTTTGAATCTGAGTGGAACAGCTGGGATGAAACTGCGGAAAAGATTCATGTTTTTGAACTTGAGAACGATGATGAATTTTGGGAATTGGAAAGCATGAATTTTGAAGAGAGATGTGATTATTTTGGAGTAAGAGAATCTATGGGGTGGAGTGTGGCTCCTGGTGCGGTAGGTTATTCGTATAGTTTTGTTGTTAAAAATTATCATGTGATCATGATTGAAACTGGAACATTGAACGTATAAGGAGGAGTAAATAATGTTAAAATTTATAAATGTTAAAACTGGACAGTGTATGAGTCATTTGGAGTTTGTAAATACAGTATGGAAAGAAGCAGAAGATAGATACAACCACACAGGATTTTTATGGTGTAATCTTAACGCATATGAACAGAATCAATGCTATTGCATTCAGTTTGAAGATATGATGCGTAATGGTTGGATGATGTTTCCTGACGAATGGAGGTTTGAATAATGAAGAAGTTAAACATGGAAAGTGCGCTTAAAAGATACAACAATATCATGTATTCACTTTGCTATGAACATAACACAATTGGAGAAACGCTTAGTGAAAATACAAGCGAATGGAATTTGCGTGATATGGTTGCTGAGTGCGATTATGTGCTTAGTACTTATTATGAGGTTGGGCATTGCAATGAAGAAATGAGGCATAGCGAATACGAAGATGAACGCAAGACATGGCGATCTGATGTTGGTAGACTAATTAGGTTTATTAAGGCATATGAACCTTTTATTGAAGATCTGGTGTGCGCAAGTGGGCATTGTTCAAAGTATGATAATTAAAAAGGAGATGGAAGTATGAAAATTAAAGAACTCGTTAAGAATTTGTTAAAATTGCAAGAAATATATCCAAATGCAGAAATCTATTTTGTAGATGGAAATAAACAGGAATGGTTTGAAACATATTTTCAGGAATTTAATATTGATGAAGAAAATAATACAATTGAAATGCTGTTTGATACAGAGGAATAAGGGAGGTATAATATATGAGCAAACAGAAATACTACAAGTTATTTGAAATGGATAGGTTCGGCAATTTGTATCCGTTGTTTATTGATAAGAAAACTGTATATCCAATTGGACAATGGATTCAAGCAGAAAATCATCCAACTGCAGGCTTCGCAAAAAGACCTGGTATTCATGTAGGCCAGATTTGTTCTGCACCATGGCTTATGTCTGCCAATGGAATGTATAAGTCACAAAGGGGTAAAACATGGAAAAGAGTTTGGTGTGAAGTAGAATGTAACACAGCAGTAGATTATACTGACGTGGTTGCGCAACTACCTAAAAAATGTTTTGTAGATCATATCCCAGAGAACGGATTTTACAGGTTTAGAGAGACTGGATGCAATCGCATATGGATTATTACGGATAAGATTAAAATTACTAGAATTATTGATGAAACAGAAAGGATCCAGATTCTTAAAAGCATTGGATATGATGAGACAAAAGAATTTGAACCATACAAGAGAACTTTTGAAAAGCGTAAAAAGATCGCATAAATAGTTGAAATATTCAAAATTGACAATCTTGACAATTCAAAATTAATGAGGTATAATGCAGGAAAGGTGGTATACTATGAAGGAATGTCTGTTTAATACCTGCTCAAACAATGTAGCTGCGTACTGCCGACACCATCACGCATCTATGACTGTAAAGCAGATGAAGTGCAAGAACTGTCTTCAGAAAGAGTGCAAGCATCTTGTTAAGAATGAAGAACACCAGTATTGGAGACAGCGGGAATTGGTTAAACAGAAGCGTAAAGCTAGAAAGATTATGATCAACGAATATATTATGGAAGTAACTGGAGGAGTACAGGCATGAATAAGGCAAGAAGAAAGCAAATCAAACAGGCAATTGAGCGCATCGAAGAACTGGTACAGAACATTCTCGATGATGAACAGGAAGCGTTTGACAACATGCCCGAAAGTTTGCAGGGATCTGACAGAGGAATGGAATCTGAGGAGGCACAAGAAAACTTGGAAGCAGCGATTGATGCGCTCGAAGAAGCGATTTCTTGCTTGGAGGAAATTCAATGAGGTTTCAAAATTATTTTGTTGTTGATGGGCAAAAATATTATACTGGTACAGTATTTATTGTTAAAGATGGCCTTGAAGAAACGGAAGCTACGTTTATTTGTTATGATACGAAACGTGAAGTGTATGTGTATAAACTTGGCCACGCAAGGTATCATGCGTATCAGGAACATTTTGATAACTGTTTTATTAAAATAACAAGTAAAACAAATAGTAATGTACATTTTCCAGAAGAAAAAGTGTTGCCAGATTCAATGATTGACGGACTCACCATTGGGTGGGTATGGTATATTTTCCTTATGATTGTCGCGACGATTTTCAAAGGAAATATTATACTGTGGTGTTTGATTTCATATGTTTTTTTCAGCTGGAGAAAGAAGAAGATCGAAAAAGGAGGCCGTTACGTTGAGTGGTAGATTTGAAAATGAAATGCAGATTGAACAAAATGTTATGAAAAATATACAAGGTATGCCGTCTATTTTGACTGATTACTGGTACAGTCTAATTGGTGCAGGCAAATCATATAGAACGGCAAAAGAATACATTTCAAGTGTAATTCGATTTATTAAATTTACATTTAAGGTGAAATGTCCAGAAGAATTCTATCTTGATGTAAATACTAGCCATATTAACAGGTACATTTCTTCTTTGAGAACTAAATCAACTAATGGAAAAACCGAAAGGACATCCGATAGCTATAAGACAACGAATTGGTCCGCGCTTAACTCGTTTTTTCAGTTTTTGGTGCCTGATTATATTGACACAAATCCAGTAAGCAATACATCAAGACCGAAGATGAAAGACAATCCTAATGTAACTTTTTTGACCTCAGAAGAAATCGCAAAAATTCTGAAAAATGTAGAACAGACAGCAAACGAAAAGCTAATAAATAGAGATTTGTGTCTTTTGAAACTTGGGTTTGCAACTGGTCTACGAATTTCTGCTATTGTACAAATCGATATTAGCGATTTGGATTTGGAGCATAATCAAATCTATATTACAGAAAAGGGTGATCATGACGCTTGCGTAGTAATCGGCGATAATCTTAAAACACAAATCAAATTGTGGCTTAAAGATCGTGAACTGTATTTTAATGCTGCGGACAATGATGCATTGTTTGTCACTCAGCGAAACACAAGACTGGACGTAAGAACAGTCAAGGACATGATGGACAAATATGCAAAAGGGGCAACCGATAAGCATGTTACGCCTCACGTAATGCGACATTCTTGCGCGACTAACTTGTACGAAGCGACTGGTGATATTTATTTGTGCGCTAAACAGCTGCATCATAAAAATGTATCAACCACGCAAAGATATGCTGAACTGTCCAAGGAAAAGCAGAAAAAGGCAGCGAATATTTTGGATGGTATGATTTAAAATATTCCAACAATTACAAATTGACAAACACATGTTCGTCATATATAATAATCCACAAAGGGGTGGCAATATCAATGTATCAATCTGACATGAAAGAAGGTTTTATAAACGATTATTTAAGGTCAAGGGTGGTAGCCAGAACGTCTTTATATAGTCTATTCAGAAAAACAGAACCTTTTGAAGAAAAAAATAATAAAGATTGCAGTCAGTTCAATAACGCAGAATCTTTAGAAATGTATAAAGAATTTAAGGCAAAATCGGTTTATGTGCTTATGAATTACAACGTAATTCTAAAAGCATATTGCGCATGGAGAAAGTATTATCATAAAGATAAAACAACGGACTCATATAATAGTATTACAATAGATTTATTAAAGCCATGCGTTCCACCTGATAGCATGAAATTCTTAAGTAGAGAAGAAATAACTGAAATCGAGGGTCAGTTATACAATTGGACTGACAAGGCAATCTTAGAGTGCTTATGGGAGGGCATTTCTGGACCAAGTATGAATGACTTGGTGAAGATTGATAGATCTATGGTCAATTCAAGGGAGAAATCATTATATTTCTCTGACGGAAGAGTGGTTCAATTGACAGATAGACTGTATGAACTTTTGACAAAAGCGTTCGATGAAGTTGAATATATGTGTTATGGAGAATCCTTGAGAGTTAAAAAACTCATTGGAGTTGGCAGACTATACAAGGAAAGAGATAATGCACATGCCGCAGATTCTGATGACCGCAATTTTAGATGGGTGTATAGAAAACTGCAAAACTTCAGAGATCTAGTTGGTATCCCCAGCCTAACAATGAAAAACATACACATCAGCGGCATGTACCATTATTTAGTTCAAGGCATGCAAGAAACAGGGCTTGAGCTTAAAAGCTTTTTAAGATCTGAAGATGGTAGGCAGTTAGCTGAAAAGTATGGATTTCAGTCAGATAGCTACGTAGATAATTTAGCACATCGCTTTAAGGATTTTGTGTAATTGACAGCCTAGGGGGTATAACAAATGTTGACAAGAGATTTTATAGAGAAATTTATGGCACTAGAAAATAAGAACGCAAATTTGCGAATCAATCATTTGCTGTATGGTAACCAAAAAATGAACAGATGTGTCCTTCATCCTTTTGTGGACGAGGGTCGCATCGGCCTTATTATTGAAGACGAAGAGAGATATATCACTATGGACGAGCTTTGTGAGATAAGCATTGATGACAAAGCATGTTGTTTGAAAAGTGAAGTAATGGAATTATATATTGATTATACTATATTATAAAATATGGCGGTTGGGGCGGGGAAACACTTGACAAGCTGGAAAATATATGATATAATGCTTACATGATGTAAGATTACAACACAAAATTAATGGTATTGAGACGGTATGGAAGGAGGCCAAACATGAATAATGAGTACGGAATGGAAAAGAGAAAGTTGTTATATCCAATGTCAAACATGTGGAGTAATATATATAACCCCGCACGATATCCCAATTGACGAGACGTTTGTGAAAGCTAATTGTCCAAATTGTGGTATAACTACAGGTTTGAACTTGGGCGAAGACCAGGAAGATATTTATTTATATATGAATCCTAATATGGATCGATTCATATATTAACAACACAAGATTAATGGCGTAAAAGGAGATTAATGGTATGGTGTACAACGGAACTTATACTGCTGAGGTAATCACTTTTCACACTGCTGGCATCTATGAAGACATGTACTGTATTGAGCTTCAGAAGCATTGTGATGAATCTATGTTTAGGGTAAGTTGTTGCTGTGATCCTACTTGGGTTTATGAGTTTGATATGAGCACCCCTTCTGATTACGAACGCGTAAAATTTAACATTATGGAGCAGGTTTTTGAATGTGATGACGTTTACGAACTGCTTAATGTACTGGACGAAATGTTCAAGGATGGATTTGCAGACATTCTAGTTGAAGATGAATGTGACTGTGATGGCAATTGTGAACATTGCAATTGCAAGGAATAATTTAAGGACTAAAAGGAGAAGACGTAATTATGGCGAATAGGATTTTTGAGCTTCCAGAAACTAAGGGTACATTTCAGGTAGCAGGTATTATTAACGGCACCGAAAGAGATAAGTTTTATACCAGTAAGAAGACAAAGACTGGGAAGGATTTTAGAGCTGTAAATTTCGGTTGTGCTTATGATGACAAGAAGAGTGTGTATATGAGCCTAAATGGCATGCCACAGCAGAAGGTATATTTTTCTAAGAGAGATCAGGAGTCTGGCAAGACCGAAACACAGGCTGTAGATTGGGCAAATAGAAACAAGTTTAATGCAGAAGGCTGGCGAATGATTGGTGTTAATCTTGGTCTTACTAAGACAGTAGACAGTAATGGTAAGACAGTTAATGACAAAAAGACAATGACGCAGTTTGACGCATGTGATTATATTAATGCGCATCTAAAGGATGATATGTCAACTTTTATTCGAGGCAATCTTGATTTTAGTAGCTTTATGGATGGAGATGGAAATATTCGCAGAAGCATTAAGTATGTGCCAAATCAGATTTCTCTATGCAAGGATATTGATTATAGCGCATATGATGGTGTTGATGTTAAGCCAACTCATGACTTTACTCAGGCTATTGTGTTCACTGGTATTGAAAAGGAACAGGAAAATGGTAAGGACACTGGAAGATTTGTGCTTTCTGCAAAGATTGTAACCTATTCTGATATTGTTGACACTCAGTTCATTATTGTTGACACCAAGCTTGCTGGTCTATTTAAGAAGAACCTTAAGCCTTATACTGCTATTGAAGTGCATGGTAAGATTGAGGTGACTCATAGTGTTCAGGAAGTAACCGAAGATGATTGTTGGGGCGAAGCAAACGCAATGAATAGTGTGTCTGCGCCCACTAGAACTGAACTGGTTGTTACTGGTGCTAAGCCTTCTAGTATTGATAGGGAAAGCTATACCGAAAAGAATGTTGCTGAAGCAATCAAGAAGATCCGTGCGTCTCAGACTGCAGAACAGAACTTCTCTGGCAAGGCAACCTCAAGCGCAGACACTAGCGGCTGGGGCGATGATTATGACGATGACGATGAAGATCCATGGGACGCTGAATAAATCAAGCAAGGAGTGGGCGACAGCTCACTCCTAACAATACAAAATTAATAATGACATAAAAGGAGATTGAATATATATGGCAAAGGCACGTAAGGCTGCGGCTATTCAGAAAAAGCTAAATATGATTCTATATGGAGAATCATTTACTGGTAAAAGTACATTTGCATCTCAACTAGCATACATGCGAAATGAAGATGGTAGTCCGCTAAGAATTTTATATATTGACTGCGAAGCAGGTTCTATTGATAATTATATTGATGAAATGGAAGCTAATGGCGTTGACCTTGAGAATATTTTTATTGTGTACACTTCTAGCCTTGCAGAGGTGCTTGAGTACGTAGACAAGGTAAAGAATGGTTCTGATTTCTATGTCTTGGACGATGAAGGCAACGAAACTGATGAAGTTGTTGTTGATGCTAACGGAAATCCATTTAGAGCAGATGCAATGGTAGTTGACGGAGCATCTATTCTTCATATGTCTGTACAGCAGGGACTTCTTGAGTTCTCTAAGAAGAGAGCAAGAGTTCGTGCTGACAAGAAGGGACAGGTTGGTGAAGAAAGACTAGTTGCTATTGAGGGAAGCTCCCTGGAAACCAAGGATTGGGGATCTATTTCATATAAGGGACAGAATCTAATTCTATCTCTACAGGGCGCAGGTGTGCATTCTGTAGTAACTTGTCGCGAAACTGATGAAAAGGAAACATATGTAGATTCTCAGGGAAATACTACTAGTATTTCTACTGGCAAAAAGATTCCTGCTGGATTTAAGAACATTAGCTATAACGCAGATACTGTTGTAAGATTCTATAGAAACGAAGATGATGATGTTGTAGCATATGTGGAAAAGGATAGAACTGGTGTGCATCCAAAGGAAACTCTCGTTGACCCGCAGCTGTTGGATTGGCAGGTTGTGATTGACCGTTCTAAGGGCAAGAAGAAGTTCGTGCTAAGAAATGATCTTTCTGATGCCGCAGCAACCGAACAGGAGCTATATGCACGTGAAGTTATGGGCAGAGCGTCTGCGCCCATTAGTAAGGATGATATGGACAAGGAAATGAGTAAGGTGACAGAAGGCGATAGTCCTGTAACTGCTGAATCTCTTATTGAACAGATTAGGCCAATTACTAAGGCGATGACTCCTCCTCAGGTTCAGGAAATGAAACAGAAGCTTAAGGCTGCTGGTTTGCCTGTTGCGTATCAGAAAGTAACTGACGTAAGCGTGCTTGAACACATCCTTGAGATTGTTTCAGAATAATATGAATATAAAGGGAGGCCACGTGCCTCCCTATTTTTTTATTTTTGTACGCGTAGGTGCTTGACAATACAAAATTAATGGAGTATAATACCGACAGAAAGTGGAGGTGGCAACATGGTAGATAAACAGGAATATAAGTGTGCTTATTGTAAAAATACAATAGAAGTTAATATAAACAATATCACTGGAGTGATATCTTTTAAAGACAAGTATTATCATATTGCATGTTTCGAAGAAATGGCTACTAAGAAAGCATGTTCAAAGCGTGGAAAACCAGAAATGTGGCGAGACGCCCTTTACAATATACAAAACCTCAAAGCAGAAGCAAAAGAAAAAATTAAGCATTCATTTGCTCGGGACAACTTAAATGAATGGTTGCTAAATCATTACAATATTACAAAAGTACCATGTTCATTCTGGCAAAGACTTGCAGACCTTGAACGAGGAATCTACCAAAGCAGAAGATGTAAGCCTGTTTCCATGGAGGTGCTGTTGGGAGCATGGCAATGGGGACAAGTAACTCTAAACAAAATTAATAATAAAAAGAAAATGAATCATAATGGCCATAGAAATGATGACACAAGACTTGTTTATGATCTTGCTATTATTGTAGGAAAAATACCAGAATTTTTAGCTTATAAAGCAAAACAAGATGCGTTTCAGGCAGAAATTAAAACGCCAACTCCTCGTATTAACTATAACAACATGCAAAGAACAGAAATTAAGCATGAAGGACTGGGAGATATTTCTGATTTGTTGGATGACGACGATGATTAATGGAGGACGTGTACGATGGATGAAAATGTAATTCAATTTGAAAAAACAAACTATCAAGCAGAATTATTGTTCTGTGGTTGCATGTATAAAGATCCAGATCTTTATTTAAGCTATGGAGAATCTACAAAGTCTAAATATGATTTTTCTGGAGAATCAACTAGATTTTTTTACGATTTATTTGAAGAGTGTTATTTGACTTTTAGCCAGGATATGTCTCAAAATAAAGTCAATAATTTTGCAACACAGAATTCGGAAAGGCTTAAGTTATACAAATCATATGGTGGATGGAAGACTATTCAGCACATGATGGATATTGCAGACCCTAGTGATTTTAAAAATGTTTTTAATACGGTAAAAAAGTTTTCACTTGTGCGAGAATATGATAAGCAAGGTTTTCCCGCAGAAAAGATATTGTCAAAAAAGAGTTTTCAATATATGACAGCAGGCGATGTGTATCGTTACATGCGCAGTAAGGCAGATAAAATTAATACAAAAATTAATGTTATTGAAGAGCCTGTGTTGCTGACTCAGGGAGTGTCTGATGTAATAGATTCTTATTTGCTTGCACCACAGTTTGGTATTCAAACTCACTGGGATGGGTATAATGAATATTTTAGAGGATTACTTCCTGAGAACGTTTTGTTTCAGGGCTTCTTGTCAAATGAGGGTAAATCAAGAAATTTGGTAAATCTTATTGCGTATGTCACATTGATTAAGAAACAAAAATTTATGCTCCTTAGCAATGAGATGACTGAGAAGGCAATTAAGAATTGCTTAATTACTACTGTACTGAATTGCAAGGAGTTTAAGGAGCTTCACGGTGTTGAGCTGATTAAACCTGAAAAGGAAATTACAATGGGCCTATTCAGGGACGACGTAACGCATGAGTTTATTGAAAGAGTTAGAGATGCAGATGGTAATTGGCTTGAAAGCGATGAAGATTTTCTGAATAGAGTTAAGAGCACTAAGGAATATCAGGATGTTATTGCAGTGACTCGCTGGATGGAAGCGCAGTTGGAAGGTAAGTTTTATTTTAATGATATTACTGCTGACTATAGTGACGAGGCAATTGAGCTTGAGATTAGAAGAGCGAAATTGGTTTATGACTGCAATTGTTTTGCGGTAGATACATTAAAGGCATGGGGCGCAGAGGATTGGGTTAAGGTAAAGATGACAGCCACAAAGATTGTTGAGCTTGGAAAGGAATTGAAGCTGTTTGGTGTCTGTACTTTTCAGCTTACCGATGCAACAGTGTTTGATAGTGTGTTTGATCTTAGCTCAAATAACATTGGTGCGGCAAAGGGCATTAAGCACCCTGTAGACTTGCTGACGCTTGGTAAGAGAATCAATATTGATGAGTATAATAACTATCAATATATGGCAATTAATGACGATTGGGGAGAGGAAGTTGCTCATGACTTAGATCCAAAGAAGAAATATTTCGCGATCAAAGTGGACAAGAATAGGCTTGGAGATAAAGATAAAATTATGCTGTTTGATTATAATTTGGACTACAATATTTGGAATCATATTGGTTATATCATTAAAAAACAATAATTCCAACTATTGACAATACAAGATTAATGTGGTATAATCAATAAAAACAATAAAGGAGATGCAATTTATGAACAACAATATGAGTATCGAAGAGCTTAATGAGATTTTCAACCAGGTTGGCTTTAGAGTTGAAATTTGTGAAACAGATCCAACTCAGTACAAGATTATTGATATGATTGAGGAAAAGAAAAATGAATCTATTTAAAAATCTACGCAAACGCCTAGTTCACAAACTGTTACGACCAGAAGACGGCTACACATTTACAGATTTTGTTTCAAACGAACCAATTAAATTCTACTACGAAGAAGACACTGACCAGTATTTTCTGTATATGAGCCCATTTTACTTTGTCCCAACTTTAACTGGTTGGAGAGCATATGTAAATGAGTGTCATCCAAAAGAGATTCCGTTCAAGAAATGGGTATATGGAATTCTAGGCAATGTTTGCGACGAGTATTCTGCACGTTTGGACAATATTTCTTTAAGCGAACTGAAAACATTAAAGGATTACACCAATGAAGAAAGCAGTGAAAAGTTTGTGATTACAAAGAAGTCGTTTTGTGAAGTTGTAAATGCGCTGGAAAGCTATTGGACCAACCTAAGGGCGCTAGAGGGCATTCTTAATGTTTATTTTGAGCGCGGCATGATGATGGATATTATTGATAGAGTTGTTGATGCGCTAGAAGAGGAGCTTGAACCACAGTTCTATGATCCTGAGCTGTATTTCAATATTGATGAAGATCCGCTGATTATGCGCTGGTTGACTGGGCTCGAAAGTGATCGTACTGTTGATGGTAAGCTGCTTGCGAGTGCAGAAGATCTGTACGATTATCTGGTTGAAAAAAGAAATGAAAAAAATATTTCAGAAACCACTTGACATATATGGAAATATATGGTATTATATATACACGGTTGAACAAAACAAAATTAATGAGCAACAAAGGAGACAATGAAAATGGCAATTAATTATTATCACGTTCCAGAACAGAAGAAGACGGTAGCTGTGCTAAACGGCACTCAGTTTGATGCTTGTAATAAGATCCTAAAGCTAACAAGCGAATTTGGAACTGATGATTTCATGTTTGATGATAAGTACATGATGCCAGATACTTTTAGGGTAGAAACTCACTGCCATGGTGACGATGTTTATGATGAAGCAACTGGTGAGCGGATCGCTAAGGCAAAGCTTATGAAGAAGTATTACAAGTGCTTTGATTCTAAGATTGCGATGTTCAAGAAGGCGCTTGAACGACTTAATGATCGAGTAAGTGAAACGTTCAAGGAAAATACTTAACATAAAGTTTTTTGAAAAAAGGTATTGACAAATGCTGGAAGATGTGTTATAATAAATACACTTCAAACGAAGCAAGACAGTACAAAATTAATGGGAGGATGATTCATATGAAGAGAATTCGTGAAATCGGCAATGATCTGGATAGTCCACCCGTTAAGGGAAGTCCTGCGCCAAGACTATAAACTGGCGCACGATATGGGTGATTAGCTCAGTTGGTAGAGCACATGACTTTTAATCATGGCGTCTGGAGTTCGATTCTCCAATCACCCACCACTCTCTACAGGTAGTGCAATGTATAGGTGTTAGTACGGAACAAGGATAGCAACGACTGCCAATTAGCTGACGGCAGTAAGATTAACAGACATACAAAATGTTGCAAAAGTAGTTCGTGGAAAGCCCTCATATAGGGTCGCTGCACTGGCCCCGCCTGTAGAGACACCATATGGTCACGTAGCTCAATGGTGGAGCAAGCGGCTGTTAACCGCTAGGTTGTGTGTTCGAGTCACACCGTGACCGCCAACATGCTGTTTCGCGAACAGACACGTGAGTAGTGAAATATACGTACTCCGACCCAATACGGAGAGAGCGTCCTGGCCTCTGATGCAAGCATACAAGGAGCAGAAAGTTGGGTCAATGATGGGAACTCGTATAAAAGTTGGTACGCATGGCTTTGACCCATGAAGACGGGGAGCGTTACCCTGGTTCCCAGCCATATAGTCTAAGAATGTAAAAGCGTTTTCGAGTTAATTGATTCTTGGTTTGGCTAGAAACAAGCGATGACCTATCCTTGACAGGACGGAAGAGTCTTAGACTATTTTATGCCGAGTTAGCTCAATTGGCAGAGCAGCTGATTTGTAATCAGCAGGCTATCGGTTCAAGTCCGATACTCGGCTCCAAGCAGAGATGTCAGTTCAATCCTGGCGGGATCCACAGAGGTGGGTGCCTAGTTTAATATGGACTAAAAACACTGCTACCATATTTAATTAATAATGGAGGTATAAAATCATGACTAAGACTGTTGAACGACTTCAGGCACGTATTAACCTTCTACAGCAGAGAGATCCTGTTGGCAACGCAAACATCATTAATAAGCTAAAGCGTCAGATTAGACAGCTGGAGCAGAAGTAATCAATCATGCGGCTGGTTAAGCCTAATTGGTAAGGCAGCAGATTCGAAATCTGCCAGTAACCCGAAAGGGTGTTTCGGTTCAAGTCCGAAACCAGTCGCCACATGGAGATGTACCCAAGCGGTTGAAGGGGATCGGTTGCTAACCGATTAGGTCAAGAAATTGGCGCGTGAGTTCAAAGCTCACCATCTCCGCCACAGCGGGTATGACACTTAGAATATCATACACGTGTTTTGCCTAATACTTGAGATTAGGCTCGTTCTGTGAAGTCAATCCCGTGCTGCCATGCGGTACTTGATGGAGAACACTATGGGTTATCGCAAAACCACAAAGCAGCTAAGATTTTTATCTGAAAGAAAAGCGAAATGTCCAGTTAGATATAGGACGGAGTGTATGGTGGTGCACGTTCCAAAAGTCCACCTATCCAGGCGACAAGATAATGCTTTCTAACGGCAAAAAGGCTTAGGTCGCTATTGTGAATGCTCTCTTCACAAGTCTCAGAAAGTGTATGCGAGACAGAATAGTACGTCGGTTAAGCCGACTCTACGGAGCGAGTCGAGAGAAAAGAAGTTTCCAGTCTTCGTCCCAATCAAAACTGGTATACACATTTTATGGGGATGTAACTCAGTTGATAGAGTGTTACCCTTGCAAGGTAAAAGTCGTGGGTTTGAGTCCCATCATCTCCACCAGCCGTGCTGACTTCGCACGTTAAACCAGTTGAGAAGAAACTGCTCGAAAAGTTATATGGTACGTTGCAGGATGGCCAGTGGAAGAGCGCTGTGTGGTTCAAGTCCACAAACTATTAGGCTTTATAATTCAAGTTAGTCTTCGGCGGCAAGCAGGGTTCATCACAGCCTTGATTGGATGCTTGCTAAAGAATAAACGCAAGTGATGTTGTTAGTAGTTCGCGGTAGGTTGGAGATACCCTACCATATTATGTCCCAGTAGCTCAGTAGGATAGAGCAACGGCCTTCTAAGCCGTGTGTCGGGAGTTCGAATCTCTCCTGGGACGCCATTTTGTTAAGATTTAAAAACTCTATTGACAGAATATGGAATGTGTGATATACTAATTCCAGTTCAAGGGAAACAGTACAAAATTAATGATTCAAAGCTTATTAGGGGGTACAAGAAAATGACTCAGGAAAAGATGACGGTTCACAAGGCACTTGCAGAACTCAAGACTATGGATGATCGCATCCTAAAGGCAATTAACGCACATCCTTACGCGATGGCAGTTAAGCACTCAGCAGAAAAGGTTAACGGAGTTACCGTGGCCGAGTTCAAGGAAAACATCAAGAGTGCTTACCAGAAGGTTCAGTCTCTAATTGCGCGTCGTGACGCAATGAAGCGAGCTGTTGTGATTTCCAATGCAACCACCAAGGTTGTAGTTGGCGAAAAGGAAATGACGGTCGCTGAGGCTATCGAAGAGAAGAATCACGGCATGGAATACAAGAAGATTCTTCGTCAGCGCATTGTAGACAACTATCGCGCAGCATATGTTGAGCTTGATCGTAATAGTGGCGAAGCCATTGAAAAGCGAGCTGAACAGTATGTGCTGTCTGTAATCCAGGCTCAGCCTAAGGATTCTAAGATGGCTATCGATAGTGATGCAATGAAGGCTCTTCGCAAGGATTACATTACGAACAATACTTATGACCTAATTGACCCGCTTGGCGTCACTAACCTTATGGAAAATCTCATGGACGAGATTAATGAGTTTGAAACTGAAGTTGATGCAGCTCTCAGTGTTTCCAACGCTGTAACTGTTATCGAGTTCGAGTACTAAGGCAAACTTGCTTGCTACTTATCGGAAACCTTAAACGACTGCTTATCTCTTCTTTTTGATACTTAGAGTGATATTAATAAGTTAAAGAAAGTATCTTCAATTAATAGAAGACTTGCCCGTTAAGCAAGAATCTTATACTGTAAATCTTTTAGGCATGATAAAGATTTAAAATATATGATATATATTATAAGTGTTGCTGTAAAGATTAAGGATCAAGGTTCAAAATTTAACGTTCAAACTTCAAAGATTGATTTGATCAAAGGTCGTTTATTAAGGTTGTAAAGAGGGCTAAGATCGCAGAAGAATGCGTAGTCCACAAAAGATTTACCAAATCCACGATAAAGAGTTTGGGTTGGTGGTCAAGGCCCATAGGTTGTCTCCGTGGCTGGTAAGTAGCAAGCTCAATATAATAAAAAGTTTTAACCGAGGTCGCTCCCACACTGTTAGGTTGTAAGGATTTCGGGCATAGCGTCCGCTGGACAAAGGTCGCTCCTTATTCGTAATTGGAGTTATGTTTCGACGTTCTAGTTAGCAGCAGTAAATAATCCAAAGGAGGAAATTGCTTATGATTGTATTTGCTTATTCCAACTTGGAGGATGGTCCGAAGTTTTAATCGGCATCCTGGGCAAGATGTAAAACTGCCCGATATGCTGGATTGGTGGAATCGGCAGACACAGCGGACTTGGTGGGTTGCCAGAGCAGTAGTGAGGTCATCACTCATGCCTATCACAAAAAATCCGCTGGTTGAAATATACCGTACCAGTTCAAGTCTGGTATCCAGCACCAGAGAGGTAATATGACAGTAAACGGCCTCTGAGCTCAAATGGTTTCTGTTCAGTGCCAACAGCTGACGTGCGAATTTTCGTGGGTGCATGGACAAGTGTTGGGCATGCGCACGTGTGTTGGAATTGGCATACAAGCTGGTCTCAAAAACCAGTGCCCGTAAGGGATTGAGGGATCGTGGCCCTCCACGTGCACCAAGCTGGTATTGACTCTTACTATTTCTCAATAACACAGGCTTAATATGTGGCAACATGAGAAAGGCGTTGGTTATGGCACCTGTGAAACAACGACAACAAAAAGCCAAGACAGCACGTTAGTCTCAAAATGGCGTGACACCTTGGGCAAGTAGCGAATCAGCAAACGCGACGGGCTGTAAACCCGTTTCCTTCGGGAGTAGTTGGGGCGGCACCAACCTTGCCCACCAAGGCTTTTAAAGTGTTTTAGCTTGTTGAGGAAAGTGACGCACATGTGCCTACCTTAGTGGTTTTCGGTAATCCATACCTCAATAGGAGATGTCCGAAAGAAAAACCGCTTTATAATGTCCCTTAGCTCAATGGTGAGAGCCACGGCCTTGGCAGATTCATTTAGGATATTGTAGTGCAAATCTACAATCTGTCACCAATAAGCCGTAGGCCCTAGCAAGGCATAGTCTGGGTTCGAGTCCCAGAGGGACAAGCCTACCAGCATAAGTATGTTCACGTCGTGTAGGTGTTTAAACTAGAGCTTATGCAAATATGCATCGTTGGTGTAATGGTAGCACACAACCCTTCCAAGGTTGGAGTGCCAGTCCGAATCTGGTACGATGCTCCAGGTAAGGTATTATTAAATTGTGCGTGAAAAAGGGGTATAACTTTCACCAATAACGGATGGAAACATTTAGAGTATTGGTTTTTTCAACCCAGGTTAATACGGTGGGACGCCACTGCACAAGCCTTAAAATAAAACACAAAAAGAAAGGGTGTCCTTATGTTTAGTGTCGTAATCGGTATCCTACTTCTAATCGCCGCAATTGTAATCCCCATTGTTGCATCCAAGCTCGAATGTAGCCGCATCGGTGGTATTGCAAGCGTAATCGCAGTAATTCTTGCGGTGGTTATTATTGGTAGTTCTTGTATCTCTACGGTGCCTACTGGTCATACTGGTATTCTTACCACCTTTGGTCGCGTAGAAGATAGAAACCTACCAGAAGGCATGAACATTCACGCGCCATGGCAGAATATCACGACTATGACGAACAAGGAACAGATTTTTACTGAACGAAACGTGTGCTTTTCTTCTGACCTACAGGAAGTTGTTTACACTTACACTGTAAAGTACAATCTGCTTTCATCTTCCGCGCCTAATATCTACAAGACTGTTGGTATTGATTATTTCAACATTCTAATTAAGCCGCAGGTTAACAACGCAATCAAGGCAGAATTTGGTCTTGTTGAGGCAGAAAACATGACTGAACTACGCACTCAGCTGCAGAGTAACATTGATGCCACGGTTTCTACTTTCGCGTCTAAGTATGGTATTGAAGTCGCTGTTGTAATTGATGACTTTGATTTCTCTGATGCTTACACTGCTGCAATCGAAGCAAAGCAGGTGGCCGAGCAGGAAGCTCTTCGTGACAAGACTCAGCAGCAGATGGAAACAGAGCGTACTCGACAGTCTGCTGAGCGCACTAAGATTCAGGCCGAAAATGATGCTGCAATTCGTGAAATTAACGCAAACGCAGAAGCTGAAGCCGCTCGCATTAAGGCTCAGGCCGACTTTGAAGTAGCACAGCTTGAGGCTGATGCAATTGCTTACAAGGGCGAAAAGGAAGCGGAAGCTACTAAGGCTCTTGCAGAAGCTATCACAAACGAAGTTGTTGCTTATGAGTACGCACAGAACTGGACTGGCAACCTTCCAACTTATATGATGGGTTCTGGCGCACTTCCAATTATTGATATTCCAATGGGTGGAGAGGAGTAATCCTCCCACCCTTTTATTTTTTTATGTTGACAAAATGCAAATATATGGTATAATAACAGTACAAAATTAATGGAAAGGGGAAATATGTTTGATTTATCTTGACAATGCAGCGACTACAAAACCATATGAGTCAGTTATTGCTACTATGGCTCATGTTATGAAAACATGTTGGGGCAACCCGTCAAGTCCATATGCAATTGGTGATAGCGCTAGGAAAATTATTGAAGGTGTGAGAGTGCAAGTTGCAGAAGATATTAACGCAGACCCAACAGAAATTATCTTCACAAGCGGCGCATGCGAATCCAATAGTATGGCAATTCAGGGCTATCTCAAAGCACATAATGGTGCTCGTTGGTGGACTACGCGTATGGAACATGCATCTATTTATAAAATGCCACGCGCAATGTTTATAGAAAATGATGAGCAAGGTTATGTAAAACTTCGACCAACATTTCTAAAATACTCTCGCAGCCTCACTAAGTTTCCAGCTCATAAATCTCTAGTATCTATCGGTGCGGCAAACGGAGAAATTGGCACAATACAAGATCTTAAAGCTATTGCGCAAACTGTGCATGATTGTAATTGCATTTTACACACAGACGCAACTCAGTTGTACCCAGAGCAGCGTATTGACGTAAAAGAACTTGGTGTTGACATGGTATCCGTATCTGCTCAAAAGTTTTGTGGACCTCGTGGTGCAGGATTTTTATACGTTAAAAATGGAATTGAACTGACACCAATTATTTATGGATCACAGGAAAATGAACTGCGCGGAGGAACATATGACACAGCAGCTATTGCAGGAATGGGCGAGGCGCTAAGTATTACTCGCAACCATAATATGTTTGGCGTACAGGATCGCATTACAAGTTTGCGTGACAAACTATTAAACAAACTACTGCAAATTTCAGGTACAACTTTAAATGGGGTCTCAGTTGGATCAAGCAGGCTTGCGAATAACATTAATCTTACTATTGATGGAGTTGACGCTGAAAGATTGGTAACGCTGTGTGGGCTATATGATTTATATATCGGCAAAGGATCCGCATGCCAATCGTATGAGCCAACGCCATCTCATGTGCTCAAGGCAATTGGTTTGTCAAACAAAGAAGCACTGAGTAGCGTTCGTATTACTCTTGGACGCGAAAACACAGAGCAAGAAATTGACACCGCAGCAGACATTATAACAAAATTGGTTGAAAGGATTAGACATGATGGTTAAAGACACAATATTTAGTATAATTGGAGTTACTGCAGCTGTAGCTGTACTTTCTGTGTTCGCTTGGTGCGCTTCATCAAGAAGTGAGCTGGCAGATACGACCAATAAGCTGAACGAACAGAGCACTTTATTGCAAGCGACACAGGAAGAGCTCGCTTCTGTTACCGAAAACTTACAGTTAGAGTATACAAAATCAGAGAAATTAGCCGCCGAATTGGACTCCGCGACCAAATCCTTAGGCGAAGCAAATGAGACGATTTTAGCGCTAAAATATATTGAATATGAATTAGTTTATATTGGAGAGTTTAAGCTGACTCACTACTGTTGCGAACTACGATCTCATATTTGCGGCACAGGTGATGGTATTACCGCAACAGGCACACAAGTAACAGCTGGACGCACTATTGCGGTGGACCCAACGGTAATTCCATATGGAAGTAAAGTATATATCGAAGGTTATGGATGGCGCACAGCAGATGACTGCGGTGGTGCAGTGAAGAATAAGCAAATTGATATCGCAGTTGAAACTCATTCTGATGCGCTATCAATGGGTGTTACATCTGGCGGCGTTTGGCTATTAATTGAAAAAGACTCTTGACAATACAAAATTAATGTGGTACAATATTCATATAAAACTATAGCAGGTGGACAAAAATGCGAGTTGACGAGCTTAAGGAGTATATTGTTGACAATAATTACATAGAGACAATTCTAGAAGATTTGGGCTGTGGTAATATTCGAGAGCATGACGGCTATTTTACTGCATCTAACCCTGATGGGGATAACAGTTCAGCAATCACAGTGTACAACAACGAAACTCTTATTACTGTAAATTACACTCGCAATATTACCAAGAACAAACGTGTCGCTGATATCTTTGATCTAATTTCTTTCTATCAAGATTGTTCATTCCCTGAAGCACTTAGGTATGTACACAATATATTGGGGCTAGATTATTATTCAGAAAACGCCAATGTACTAGAAGAATTACAGGTGCTAAAAATGTTAATAGAACTTAATAAAGATTGTCACAACGAAGATGACATACCTTTAAAACCGATTTCGGAACAAGTGCTTTCGTATTACCTTCCATATGGCAATAAAATGTGGACAGATGAAGGCATAAGTCTTGCAACTCAAGCTGAATTTAGGATAGCATATGATGAACAAACAAATTATATAGCAATTCCAATCTTTGATTCAATTGGTTCACTTGTTGGTGTAAAAGGCAGATACTTTGGAGATTCAGACGAACAGCATCCTCGTTTTATGTATCTCGAAAAATGCAACAAAAGTAGAGTGTTGTATGGCTATTGGCAAAATAGAGAGTTTATCAAAAACAATAAGTGTATTATCGTAGTTGAAAGCGAAAAGAGTGTACTAAAACTTGCGGAATATGGCTATAGAAATGCCGTCTCAACTGGTGGCAAAACAATTAGCAAATATCAAGTTGAACTTATCACGCGCACTGGGTGTGCACCTATTCTCGCGTTTGACAAAGATGTCGAAGAAGATGAACTGCAAGATATTGCCAACATGTTTATAGATGGAATTAATGTATACGCAGTAATCGACAAAGACAACCTGCTTGATGAAAAAGAAAGTCCAATGGATAGACAAGATGTCTGGGAGAGGCTATACAAGGATTGTGTATTTAAACTAAAATAACAATACAAAATTAATAGGTGGTGGTTCTATGAGGGTAATAGATACAGATTGCTGCGATTGTGGCTTACCATGCACTTACGAAGCATGTAGATTTTATAAAGTAATAAGATATATATGCGATAGATGCGAACAAGAACAAGACGAACTTTACTACTTTGGTTCAAGTGAATTATGTATTGATTGTATCCAGGAACTACTAGAAAGGGTTGAATACGATGACTGATAAGAAGAATGTACCACAGGAACCTACTGCAGAAGAACGTGCCAGCTGGCCAATTAACCATGTAGCAAAAGTATTTAAGAAGTTTAACGCATATGATAGGGGCAAGGATCGCAAAGATAAGCGCCTTTATGATTATGAACCTGATATTGTGGACGAGGAGTCGTTGGATGAGACTGAGTAAGACTCACAAGGCATATTTTGAGGCGGCGAAAGCCGTCTCTCAGCTTGCTGATTTTCCTAGAATTAAAATTGGTGCGGTAGCTGTTTACAAACATCGCATTATTTCAAGCGGATTTAACTCACGTAAGACTGCACCTATTCAAAAGAAATATAATGTCTATAGATTCTCCGAGGATAGTATGCACTGCATACACGCAGAACTAGCATGTCTTAAGCCGCTAATTGGACGTGGAGATATTGACTTTAAACATGTTAGTCTATATGTATATAGAACTGGACAAAAAGGAAATGCACTACTTGCGCGTCCTTGTCCAAGCTGCATGAAGCTGATTACAGAACTCGGAATCAGAGACATTTATTATACAACAAATGAAGGTTATTCCCATGAAAACATTTTAGAGTAAGGAAGGAACATTTATGGAGAACGTAGAACACCTATACGAGTACTGTAAGCAATGCTACATCAAAGAATGTAAGCCACCCAAGAAGTTAGTTAAACACATAGTTCTGTCATATGGCAAGGAGCCTTGTGCATGTTGCGGCAAAATGGACCGACTAGTAATCGACATTGACATTAAGGAGAAAGAATAATGACGCAAGAAAGACTCGATTTTGTGCAACCGATTTTAAACACGTTTGAAAACGAAGACATCAAGGAATTTGCCATGGTGTTACTTGAAGATCTCCCTGATTATATTTGGCGCGTAGGAGCGTCTAGTACAGGCAAGTATCATCCAGCGTACTCACTTGGTGAAATGGGGCTTATGAGACATCAGGTTGCAGTAGTAAGATTCTTGAATTTCTTTTTGGAACTAGAGCAGTATAACAGCAAGCTCACAAGTAGAGAACGAGATCTTATTAGACTTTCGGGACTAATTCATGACGGACGCAAGAGTGGATCTCAGGAAGACTATGAAAAGTCTAAGTACACTAAGTTCGATCATCCAGTGCTAATGGCAGATGTTATTAGAAGTTTTGATGGCAAGTATCTAAATCATGATGAACTTGAACTAGTAGCAGATACAATCTCAAAGCATATGGGTCAGTGGAACACGGATAAGAAGAGTAATGTTGAGCTTCCGAAGCCCAACAACAAGTATGCAAGAATGGTTCATGTGGCAGACTATCTTGCTTCTAGAAAGAGTATTAGCTTGGACTTTGACAATATTGTTGTAGAACAGCCTGCGGCGATTACTTTTAGTGAGGACACCGTGATCGATTTTGGCAAGCATAAGGGCAAGCGCTATCTTGATGTTTATAATAGTGAGCCAGATTATTTTGACTGGGTGGAAAATAATGTACATAAAAAAGAAATTCTCAACATGATTAAGGCAATGAGAGAATATCTAAAGGTAAAGGAGAACAAGTAATGGCAGAACTTTTTGGTGGAGATGGACTACATAGAGCATTTAAAGTGCTAAAGATTGACGCAAAAAGAACTTATAAGAGTTCACATAAGCCCTATTATGAGGTTTGGGAGATCAACAAGAAGGATCTTAAGACTCTTGAAGATGTTATTGAGTGGCCAGAAGAGTTCGGTTGGTGGCGCAGTTCCAAG